TTAGTTGAATCATTTTTTCTAGATCTTTCTATTCTCCCAAATTCTCTTTGCTTAGCTTTTTTGAAATATAAATCATAATATTCTTGATCTACTTCATAATATTGTTTTAACCAACTAGTATCTCGCTCTTCATACGCTTTTCTTCTATCTCTTGTAAATGCATCATTAAATCTTGCCCATAGATTCATAGTTTTAGGATTAATTAACTCATCATAGACTTGAGCTCCTTTATATCCTTTAGTACTTCCCCACGCTATTAAATTATCTTCTAGTTCCGCAATATCACTTGCCAAATCCTTTTCTATTCTAACTAAATTACCTTCTATTTGTCTTTTTAATGTATCAATATATCTTAAGGCTGGATTAGTTTGGCTAGATCTGCTTACCCAATTAGCACTAACTGTTCCAATAACTCTGTTAAATGTATCGATACCTTGAATACCTTCTTTATTAGTAAGAGCCACAAGGCGTTCAACCATTTTTTCTTGTATTTCTCCTAATAAAATATCTATATCATTACCAATAACTTCCATAGTCTCTTTTAAAGATTTAGCTTTTTCTTTACTTAAGCTTTCTAATAAGCCTTTAATAATAACAAATTGTCTAAAATGTTTTAAATCTCTATAAGCTATGTTTAAATCATTTTCATCCATATAATATGGATTTATTTCTCCTTTCTCAGTATGAGATTTATCAGTCTTAAGTCCAAGAATAGTTCTTTTCATAACATTCTTAACTTCATTAACTACTTCATCCATTTTTTGATCCATTTGTAACTGCCTCAAAATTCTTCTAGAAGCGTCCACTTGTGCTTTAAGAGTATTACGCTTTTCCCATGGTGAAGCTTTTAATTCAGATAGAAGTAATTTTAACCTATTTTTTTCCTTTTTAATAAGTTTATCTAAATCAGATATACCTGTTTGTTCTCCCGCTAACGGTAATTGAGATAAATAAGGACTATCGGTTCGTCCTATTTGAAGATTTGCAACAGCATTAGTTGGCATACCAGATTTATCCTTTTTAAATAAAATCATAATAGGTATTACCCTTGATTGTCTTACCTCTGTTACACCATATTGATCAAGTAAAGCATTCTTATAATTACCCATTTGTAAATCATATGTTATTGAATCTTCTAACCAGAGATCTTTTTGTAGTGTTACTTTACCAGTCTTAGAATCTATATAGGCACCTGCATTACCAATTCTTGGTATCTTAGATTTGTAATCTAAAATCATAGCAGATCCATCACTAAAGAAAGCTATAAAGTCAATAGTTCCTCCAGAACTTGTTTTTTTATTTATAACTGTTAACTCTGTTCGTATTTGAACTTTATGTTTAGTTTTATTTTTTTGATTTATTTTTGTTTGAATTGCTGTGGCTTGTGAAACTAACTTATTTGCATATTTTTTTAATTTATCCCATTGTTCATCATTATATTCTGGAAATTTTCGTCTTAATGCTAAAATACTTTCAGCTTGTTGATTTCCTGCATAATAATTAACTAATAACTCCATAGCTTTATGCACTCGATTACCTGATCTAACTCTTAACTCTGCCATAGCTTTCATATAAGCTTCTCCCTCATCTGATTGAGCATAAAACTCATTATTACGTCTCCATTTCTTAGCGGCAGCATCAGACATCCTTTTTTCTAAAATTTCACCTGTTTGAATATTAACATAACGTTCTATCATGTCAACACCATTTTCTGATATTTTTTTATAATACGGATTATCTTTAACTGGTACGTCTTTTGTAACCCACATCTTTTGGTCTGCTTCAATTTTTTCTAAAGGAGTCATATCTGAAGTTTTCTCTCCTTCTTGGAAAAATTGTTTATCAGGTAACGTTAAAAGACTAGGATCAGATGCAAAGACATCTTGTAAACGATCTTGTAGTAAAATATGTGACGCATTTAAAAAAGGATCTGTGGCTACACGCCCCAATACTTTATTCAACCATCTTTTAACTCTTTCCCACCATCTTCTTAATCTCGATAATTTTTTAGGGTCTGTCTCTGTACTTTGTACGTTTATATCATTGTTCATGATATGTTTGGCTATTACCTTAGCTATAGCTTCACGTTTTAAGAAGTCAGAATTGCCCTCATGTAATTTATATTGTGCACTTTCTGGATTCATTACCTCATCAAACTCAGTATAGTTTTCAATTAATTTATACATAGAACTATATAAAGGATTTTTATCAGCTCTTAATAATTCTACAATAAAGTGAGCTGCTTCTTCTGGTAATGTTGTCTCATCCATTTTATCTAGAGACATTTGAATAGTTCTATTAAGTAAATCTGCAATAGCTGTAACCTCTGTACCAGTAGCAGTCTGTAACTGATCAACTATTGTTGTAGTAACCCCAATTTTTTGTAAAAAGTTATTTAAAGTTTCTTGTAATAAATCTTTTTTATATTCATGATTTAGTTGTCTATTCTTTGCTACGTACTCACCTTTATGAGTAGCAGCCTGAACAACATGACTCATTATTTCAGGGTTAACAATAGCATCTGGCTCTCCTTGTTCATTTAAAGGCGCTTTATCTTGATACTGTGTTAAAATTTCTAAATAAGCTATATAAGACGCTTCTTTATTATCTAAAACATTATTAATATATTGAAATAATTCAGAAGGAGATCCTTCATCAGTATATACATTATATATACTTCCATTTTTGTTTCTTACTATATTACATGCCATATTAACATTCTTTATCTTTATTTAATGTCTTAAGATCAGTTATATTTGATGGATCATATCCCTTAACAGCTGGCGCATCCTTTCGTGCAGTCATTATTGCTTTAGCATCAAGTACTTTAATATCAAAAAATGATTTACGTTCTTCTCCTTTAATAAAGTTTTTATTACGTGGGGCTTTAGCAAATTCACTCCAATTTTTATATCCTTCTCGTCTAGCTATAAAGCCTTGCATTTGAGTTTTATTTAAGGCTCCAAATTTAAGCATATTTGCTTTCACAAACAAATATTTATATGGAGTATCTAAAATTAAGTCTAATTTAATCTGTGTTCCATCTGGTAAAATCTTAACGCCAGAATGAGTTTTTCCATAAGGATAACTAAGTAAACTTTTCTTACGTGATCGAATTGTATTTACAACTGATTCTGTCATTTTTAATTTTTCTCTTCCAAATGGATGATTATTAGACTCAATAATTGAATCTTCACGCCCCGGTTCTTGTAAATGTCCCGCAAGACCTTTCTTAGGCCGTGATACATATACAGTATCACGTCGTTGGAAGTGTGCTTTAAAGTAAGTTCTACCAGCTTCTGTAGCAATTCCTTTTACTTCACCCTCATCTCTAGGAACAATTAATGTAATTCTCTCATCATTTAACCAATTAGGTGCAGCAAATTGCTCTTCTGTAGCGCTTAACTGTAGAAAAGGATCTGTAGCAAAGATTTGTCTAACAACACGTGGATTATCCCAAGAATGGTCAAAAAAGTCAGCTACAATCTCTTCTACTTTTTTAGTAGTTAAATATTCTGTAGTTCCTTTTGCTACTCTATGAATAGCATCATGAAAATTTTGAAGCATTGGATTAGTAATTCTTAAAACTTCTGCTCCAGGTAAAGCATGAAAGAAAGATGATGGATGAAATTGGGTTCCTGATTTAATAATACTATATAAAAGTATATCCTCAGCTAATTGTTGTCCTACTCCTCCACTATTATGTAATTCATACCAAGAATCTGCTAAATCATCTATTTCATCTGGATCATATTTTCTAGAAAATAATTGTAATTTATCAACAGTATGATCAAAATCAGTAATATCTGTTTCTGTATCTAAAGTAGCTATTAAGTCTTGTACTAATAGATTATCTGGAAATATATCCTTAGCTAAGAAAACTCGTGCAGGTAAACTATTTGGTCCCTGCATTAACATTCTTACAAGATCAAATTCTTTATCATTTAAAGACTTCATATTTTCTCGAGGAATATTTTGCCAAATAAAAGAAGTTAAATGATTGTCTAAAGCTCGTAAAATATAAGTTATTTCATCTTTAGATTTTCCTTCTGCAATCAAATCTTTAGCTAGTTGAATCATTTTAGCTTTAAAAGGATTAATAACTCCATTTTGCTGTGTTAAAACTATATTCTCTTTTAAATCAGTATTTTTAAAGAATTGAGGGGATTCAGTAAATAATTGTTTTAATGGTTGTAAGAAAGGAGGAGTCTCTCTAACTGTTTCTGAAACACCCAATGATTCTACACCTCTAGAGAATCCAGTAAGACCATTTAAATTATTAAAAACTAAAGGATTTGATTCTGTATCTTCAGTAATGATTTGTTCTAAAGCATTTAAAAATATAAGTTCGTATCCATTTTTTAAACGAGATGTATCAAATGCAGAAATTTGCTGAGCTTTTCTTAAATATTCTGCATATTCTTTATAACGTAAGAAATCATTAAATATTTGAGCTTGTAACGCTTTTTGTCCCTTACCCATTTTTGCTAAAGGAGTGGTTAACATGCTAACTTCTGGATTAGGATCATCTAATACAGCTTCATTTAAAGGAACTTCTTCTTTATTTGCTTTCCCTAACATTTTCTGAATAGCTGATACAACCTTACCTTCATTTAACATTCCTTCTCCATATGGTGTAGTTGCTCCAGCTACAGATTGTTTATTTTTTAAACTAAAATATTCTTGTAATACAGGTTGAGACATAAACTTTAGAACTGTATTCACAGGGACTCCAGCACGGACTAAAAGCATGTGTACGCCAGCTCCCATTCGACCTCCATTAACATACATAATAAAAGGATCTTTTTCTCCATCTACATATGCTGTTACATATTGTTGCATTGAACGATTTATATAATTTCCAGCTGTATCCTTAACGCTAGACAATGATACAGGCTGTCCAGGGGTAAACCCTTCAAAATTTAAATAAGGCCCTACCTGCGTTCCTATAGGTATGCCACTTTGATATAATGGTATTTCACCCTTAAATTCTAAACCTGCTCTTTGTGATTTACCTAAATGAGTTAAGTTTGTAGCTACAATTCCAGTACCACCAAGAGTTTGATGCATTTGATATGTAGTTCGTATTAAACTACGTAAACTAAACTTCTCAAATAAAGTAGATGGTTCAGCTGTTACGCCTTCTATTCCTGCAGCCAATTGTCTGCTATGAATCTCATCTGAAGTTCGTTTTATATTAAAGGCTCCTACTGGGGCAATTAGTTGAGCAAAACTATCTGGATGTCTTAATATGTCTTTCATTAAACTCTGAAGCATATTCTCAACAACTTCTCTATTCTCTTTAAAAACTTGAGGAAGTGCTTCAAATCCTAATAAATCTAATTCTGTATCTAATTCCGCTAATTCTTTTAGAGCGTCTTCATGCTGCATATTAGCTTCTAATTGATCAGCAATTTCTAATCTTCTTATAAAATTATTTAAACCAGCTATATCACTACCAAACAATTTAATAGCAGCTGCTTTATATCCAGGAGCATCTAATAACCTTAAGGAAGTAGCATTATTATCTGCAGGCCTAGCTATATCTATATTTCCATCTTCACTTTTTACTAAATGTGGTAAATATAAAGTTAATTTATCAATATCATAATCCGCCCCAGACTTAGCAACCATTTCTGCAGGTGCAATTACATTAGGTCCTGCAGATTGTGGTAAAAATCCAACTACTTTAATAAATTCAACAGAATTTAATCCCTCTGTAGGAATACGGAATCCAATTAATTCTAATGCAGCAGGAGTAAATTGTGATATATCAATCTGACTCGTAGTTAAAAATTTCTGTTTAAAATAATGTGGTAAATATACTTCCATTGCTGTAACTGTTTTACCATCTTTTTCAAAATCATAAAATTTTAATTGTCTATATTCTGATTCTGGTAATTGTTTATCAGCTTGAATTGTTCTAAACCCTGTATCTGATTGTAATACAGACATCTCTCCATTTACTTTTCTATGAATAACTTCACTAGTAACAATAGAATAGAATAATTCATCTATTTTTTGTTTATTAGGAAGTTGATTTGTATAATAAATTTCACCATTAAATAACTCTTCAATAGTATCTCTCATTACTTCTGGAGTATTTCTTCTATGCATCTCATCTAATACAGCTTGCTTTAAATACTGTTTTGTAGTACCAGCTTCTAATTGTGTATATCCTGTACTACCTTTAATAAAGCCTAATTTAGCAGCTAACTTGGCTGCATCTTTCTCTATTAAAGCTGTATGAATATTATGGAATTCACTAGCAACATCTTCCCATGTTCTATTTTTATCAAATTGTTTGTTATAGTCTTTATTTAATAATCCTTTATCAAATACATTCATTAAAGACATCGATGCTGATTGTGTTCCTACTCTAACCAGGCCTTTATATTTTTTAGCAGGATCTAACTGTATTCCAAAGTATTCTAAATCATAAGTTTGTAAATAATCAGGGTCTGCACTTAAAGGTTGATAGTTACCATTTACATCATAAAACGGTTCAAATTCACCTTTAGAGTTGGTTTTAGCTCCTACTTTAGATGAAGATTGAAATACCATATAATCAACTTCATTCTTAACCATGTCATCATAAACTTGATCCATAACAGTTACAGCATTAGATTTTAATCCCATAATAGTTTTTGATAATTTAGGATGAATAGGGTATAATGCAAACTTATCAAATATTTTAATATTCAACATACCTAATCGAGAGTCTGCAAATACTTGAGGTTTTAAAGGTGGGAAAATAGCTCTACTCCCTAAATCAGCTAAAGTTGGTTGATCCTCATTTATCAATTCTAACTCTTGATAAGCCTCTTCCATTTCATTTGTCCAATTATGTGTTAAAAATAAGACACTTCTATAAAAATCTAATGTAATAAATCCTCCTCCATCAAAAATTTCCATATTACTATATCTATCAGTAACATCTTTTTTTAATTCTTCGCTAGCATTTAATTCGTTTAATCTTTTTATATATGAATCTAAGTGAGCAGATTTTTCTTGTATAATTTCTTTCCGTGTAACTTTAGTAACTAAGGATGTATGCTCTTTATTAGTATACTTATTTGGCATATTAGTATTCATCCAAGATAATATATGATTATTAACTGTTGGATATTTCTTAGTACCTACCATACCTGATGTACGTTTAAAAATATCTGAATATAATGCAGGATGTCCTAAAAATAATCTAGTTTGTTCTACTACTCCTATTAATTGATTATAAGAAATTTTTTCAACTATTCTATTCATAAGAGCTGGGTCCATTTTACCATTCTTTGACCACACTGGAGTAGCTAGGCTTTTATTAGCATCTTCTACATGTACATTATCTATACCTATATTTATATATGTATTTTTAGGGCCTTTTCCTATAAATCCAAACTCTTCTAATGCTGCAAGTATATTAGTTTGACGCGTATCTAAGAAATCTGTAATGTTTTTTACTACAGCTGAAGAACCTACAAAGTTTTGTAGTTCCACATCATCTAAAGAAACATTAGGAGCATTTATAAATGACAATACACGAGAATGATTGTATATATCTGGAAAATTTTCTGGATCATTAAAAAACTGTAAAGATTCTCCATGTGTTCTTAATCTAGATATTTGTCTAACTGAAGGATCATTTTTAATATTATTTGCTGTTACTATTTCAGATCTTAATAAATCTTGAAGATAAGATATCATTTCTTCTCTATTTCTATATTTATTTTGACCAATCATTACTGCTCTTTCCATCTTCTTATTTCCAGGACGTAAAAGAGGAGTATAACCTTCTAATATAGAATTTACATGTAATAAAGCAATATTAGCCTCTGTAGTTCTAGATATATCAAATCCTTGGCCTTTAGTAATATCTTTTCCTCCTTCTATAGTTCTAACCTTGATTACTCTTTCCTTATTATATAATGAACCATGCATATAAGGAGATTCCATTAAGCTTTCTATTTCTTCTTCAGATGTATTTAGTTTATCAACTAATAAATTAATATAATTTTTTCTAGTTATACCAAATAATTGTTTTCCATCTGGATTAGTATGTTGTAATGTAATAGCTAAATTTGTACTATCTACTTCGTATCGTACAAGTTTCTTTAAATTACCTTCTACATCTCCTCCAAATAAATTAGACATATCACCTTCTAAGTCTAAAATCTCTGAAAAGAACCAATTTGCATTCTCTATAAATTCAGCCATACCTCCTTCAGAAGCATTTAAGTTTTTTATAAGTTTAGGTAAATTAGTAAATTCAAGTCCTATTTCATTTAATAATGGGATAATTTGATTTAAATTTTTATTAATCTCTATCCATTTACGTAAAGTCTCAGTTCGTTTTATACCTTTTGTACGTATAGTTACAGGATAATCTAAATTTAAAACCAATCTACCTGTTGTAGTTGATTTCCCTTTATTTCTTTTTAGTCTTAGATTACGTTTAAAATTAGCACTCCATCCTCGTTTAACAATATTTTCTACACGTTCTGTATTAGAGTTTGTAAAATATCTCCCAGGATGATTCTCAGCTTTAGTTTGATTAGCTAATAACATTACATAAGCATCAGATGCATTATGAAAAGATCCTAAAAAATCAATTAACATAGAAACTTGATTAAAATTTGGATCATGACTACTTAAACCTTCAAGTCCATGTTGTAGTCCTAATCTATCAATTAATATCTTATATGTTCTATTTTCTTCTGCTAAGGTACGTAATTTAGCTACTATATCTTCAACAGTATCTAAATTAGCTAATTGCTTATATAGTGTAGTTACTACTTCTCCAAATGGCGCTAAAGTAGGAACTCCTGCTTTATTTGTTTTTAATGTAGTACTACCATCTTTATACACATGAGACTGAGGTAAAGTAGATAATAAAACTCTTAATCCTGGATCTATAGTACTCTTTAAATTAATTTCTCTCGGATCTCTAATACCTAAAGTATCTCGTGATTTTGTATCTTCCTCTTCTACTTCTTCAAACTCATCTTCTAAAGTTCTTGAATTTACTTGTAGATGTAATTGCTGTAAGACTTGTAAATTTCGGGATACTAATGCAGGCCAATCTTCATCTAAAACTAATAAATTCTGCTCTAAAGATTCTATTTCTACTTCTAGTTTATCTAATTTCATATCAAGCCTTTGTATATCTAATTCTGTTGCTTCAGGCATTTCAGACTCATCCATAGCTTGATTATGCTCGTCAATTAATATGTTAAGTTGAGTATTAATACTATTATGCATCCTAGACCAAGCAGTATTCTTAGTTCCAGGAGCACCATATACAGGAGTTAAAATCTTTCTTAATGCTGCTTCATTGTGTTTATTACCAATTAGATCTGGTATACTAACACCAGTTTTACTTTGTATAATATCAAATACAGAAACAGTTACTCCATTATTTAAATCTCGTTGAACTCCAGATTGCATTCTATAAGCACTCATAGAAGCTCCTTCTCTCCCTTCTAAAGCCTCTGCTATATCATAACTTAAATATTCTTCGATTCCATTATTATAATAACCAGTATGTATTCTATGAAATAATGCTTTGCTTTGGCTTAAATTTCTAAAAAACTTAAGTAAGAAATCAAAGACTTTATCCATAAAAGATTTCTTTACTCTTGATCCTACTTTATAAGTTCCGTCTGCAATAACATACTCTCTAAACTCTTCAGCTAACCACTCATCTGCTTCTAAATTTGTAAAATCTTTAAGACTTTTAACTTCACCTTTATAAGTAGTAGCTTTTCCTCGCTGCGCTCTAACTTCATTATACAGAGTTTCTCTCTCCTCTTTAGATAATAATTTTAAAGTAATACCATGATAAGCTTCATGATATAGAGTTCCTCTTTCAGCCTCTGAAGATAATAAGATATCCCCTGTTTTAGAAAAATATCCCCAATCTCTTCCATGTATTAATCCGGCTACTACTTTTACAGAAAAGATAGGTTTTCCGTATCGATCTTTAGGAATCATAGCTTCAAACTTTTCATTTTCTGCATAAAGATCCATTAATCTATAATCCTCACTCATCAATGCTAATCTAGACTTCCCTCCATAATCTTCATTATCATCAGTCTTTTTCTTATTTCGTTTCTGACGTTTTTTCTTTTTAGGACTCTTTTTTATATCATCTAGAGTTTGATGTTTTTGTTCATATACATCTTGTTTAACAGGAGTGATTAAAGCTTTACCTTCTGTAACATAAGTAAGCATATTAAAACTATCTAGAACCTCTAAAGATAATGTATCTAAAGATAAAATACCTTTATTGTTAGATAGTTGAATAGGCTCTAACATTACTTTAAAGTTTTCATGATCTATACTAGTAACTTTAAAATGTAACTTTACTCCTTCATTACTTGTATATATATATTGTTTACCAGTTATCACCCCAGATGGAGCCATATTAGGATCTAAATTATCCATTGTTGTTTGGTCCTCAAATAACTGATCTTCTTGCTCATCTGTTAATTCTATTACTTCACCTAATTCTTCAGCGCTCTGTTCAATTTTAGCATTATTAATAGATTGTGTATCCCAATTATCAGGATCACTAGCATTTGGACTATATATTAAATATATATTTCTATATTGTGAACTTCTCCAGGACTCACTACTTTTCTTACCAGTATCAGTATCTGGACGCATATTAACTGTTAATGGAATCTCTGGTAATTGTCTTTCTTCTTGTACTGTGTGTTCTTTAGCTTTAGTACCCATTAAGAAATGCGTATAATTATTCCAAGTACTAGTTAAAACATTTAATTTCTCTCCTACTTCATAATATTTATATGTATTATATTTAGGACGACTTTCCTTTTTATTATATAATGTTTTTTCTTCTTTGCCTAATCTAGGAGCAAATTTTCCTTTACGTCCTTTTTTAATCCATGCTTGTTTTTGCTTATAAACTTTTTCAAAAACAGCTTTTTGTTCTGCGTATAATGCTCTATTACTATTACGATGTGTTAGTCTTATTTCTTGATCATCTTTTAAAGCTGCATTATTAACTTGAACTCTCTGATCTTGTAAGAAATTTAATAAATCTTTATGTAAAGGTGCAAACTGTGCTTTATCTGCTAATTGCTCAAAGGTCATTGACTGGGCACCAAAATATAAAACATTACCTTGTGTATAAATAGCATATTGTTGATTCTCTCGTGTTCTAGCATGCTTACCATAATAAATTAATTCACTTATTTGTTTAGTAATTGATTTTTCTGTGCCTGGAATTAAATATGCTGTTTCTGGAGTAAACTTAGAATTCTCTCTATATGAATTTGTTACTTGTGTTGCTAATAATCTAATAAGATTATACACGTTACTAACCATCTTAGCTGGTAGTTTTGGCATCTTAAATCTAACTAAATTACCATTATGTACTGCATATACATTTCCAGCATGCACAGTATATTCTTGAGGACCAATTGATACTTTTTGAGTTTTAGCATTTACAGCTACACGAAGATCAATATTTTGTACATCTTCTTCTCGTTTAACTAAAGTCTCTCTAGCCATAGCTCTGCCATCTGGGCCATCAACCCAAATTTGTAATCCAGCAGATTTTCCAGACACTGCTAAATATTTAACTTCACCTGAAGGTAATGTTAATATTCTTTCTCTAAACTTTTTATTCTGCTCGTTAATTGCTACTGCTTGCTCACTCATATCTCCTTGAAAATATAAAGCTCCATTAATTTTTATAGATGGAACAGTTCCATTTTCTAAGTTTAAATCTGCTCTACCATATTTATATACCCTATGTCCTTCACCTGTTTTTTTATCATATACTGTTGTATATGCTTCTGAGTCTGGCATAGATGTATATACTACTTCTCCATTATGAATAACCGGATTATTATTTTTATCTACTACAACTAATAAAATAGTTTCTTTTAATTCTGGTCTAGCTTTAGCATTAGTAAAGTTCTCATTTGTAGCTTTAGAGTATCTATCTTTATTCTCTGTTTTAGCAGCTCTTACTCTATTGTGATCATAAAAATAGACTTTATCTTTTAATCCCGTAGGTATATTATGTCTCGTAATAGTCATCAAGGAGTAATTAGCTAAATTATATTGAGCCTTTGACCTAACTCCAGCTCTAGCTGTAAAGTCAAAGAATATAGCTTGATGTTTATAAGCAGCTAAAGCCTCTTGTTCCCACGATGTTAAATCTCTATTTAAAGCCTCATTCTCTAATTCTTCAATTCGACGCTCTGCATATGCATGACTACCAGCTGTTTTCGCTCCACCAATATGAATTAAAGATGGAGAATTATAATAAACTCTAGGTTTAGTATTTTGATTATTATTTAAATTTGTTTTAATAAATTCCTCTTCAGACATCTCTGATGAATGCGTCTCTATCTCCCCTGTTGTTACTTCATCAAAAGGAGTTTCAGTAACCGAACGTAAAGCATTATTAGTATCTGTTGCATATATAGCAAAGAGGTCTCTAATAGCATTATATCGTTGGCCTAAATCTTGTTGGTCTGCAATTCCTTGAGCAAGAGGTAATAATTCTATATTTATTTTAGAACGTAAAGCATTAACTGCTGCATCATATTTTACCTTAAGTAGATCTACTTCATTCTTTAAGTCTTCATAAGCCGCTATTGCAGCATCTTGATCATACCTTAAATCATATTGATTTTCATTTCCTTTAGTCTTTCTAAATACAATCAGGCTTCTTAATTTTTTTAATAAAGGCTGAGCTTGCTCATATTTATATTTAAGATGTTCAACTTTTTTGTCTAATAAATTAGCTAGTTCAGCTGGTAACTCAGCTGCAGGATTAGTAGCAAAAGAAAATATTAATTCTGCAAGATCTTTATTTTTCTCTGTATCTTCAGTCATTATATCAGAAAATAAATCTACTTCTTTAAAGAACTTTTTATCTACAAACTGATCTATAACTTCTTTATGGTCTAACCATTTAGAATTAAGAAACTCTGCTGCTTTACTTAATATAATAGGATGAAAAGCTGGGTCTGTAAATCCTGGAATATCTTCAGATTTATTTATTGCAGAGGTTAAATTCGTTACATCTTTTAATTTTTGTTTTACTTCTTCTTTGTCTATTTCAAGGACTTCAATTGCTCGTTCTGCTTGTTGCCATTTTATATCTAAATTTCTTATAGACTTAGCTAACTGACGCTGAGAGGCCTTATTTGACTTTTCTGTTGAAGCTTTAATTAATTCTGTAGATAAAAGCTCTGCGTCTTCTACATGTTTAGAGAGTTCTTTTTCTATCTCATCTAATTTAATATGAAGATCTTTTTTAGACGCATTTAAGGCTACATCTAAATACTCTTGAATTTGTACTGCTTTATCTACAACCTTAATATTCTTAGCCTGTTTTAAGAAGTCTAAATTACGGTCATTAAATCTATTAACATGATCACTAGTTTTTAATAACTCATTAATTTCTTTTAATTCATCTTTAGCTGCTTGATTGTCAGGTAATCTTTCTAAAGTTCTTTTTCTTGTTAATAATTCTAACGTTTCTTTAGTTGGAAAATCTATTAAAAAATTATCACTATTACTAGACGGTTTTCCTGTTCTTACAAATACTCTATATTTACCTGTTTTAGGCCCCTCTTGAACACGCAATCCATTAGTTTGCATTGCCATCTTTATAGCAGCTATATCAGTATTAACTTTTGAACTACGTTTTATATCTTCCGCATCTTTTAAAACTTTTTCTTCTAGTCCTGCTTCTCTTGCAATTTGTAATAATCCTTTTTTTGTAGTTGTATCCTTTCTAGCGTATTCGAATTCTATGATCTGCCCAGTATACTTCTTAAATAATCGTTTTAATCCTATATCTGTAATATTCTCTGCATTTTCTTCTTTTTCATCCGGAATCATTTGCATTCTTAAGATTTTAGGAAGAGGTACTTTTTGTCCGTGTTCTGCGAAAGGATATTGTGGAATACCAAACTTACCTAAAGGAAGCATCTTTGCATCTTCTCTATAATCAAGTAACTCATTATACATATTAATAGCTCTATGTCGCCTAGCTCTTAATTTCCTAGCATCTTTTAACATTTGTATAACCTCATCCTTATGTAGTGCATAATCAGCTGCATCTCGATCTTTCCATGCATCTAATAAAGCTTGTTCATCAGCCCCTATCTCTGCTTCTAAGCCCTCTTCTATAGCCTTCCCTAGTTTCTGTGTCTTATCGAATAGTTCAGCATGTTTCTGTTCTAAATTCTGTTCCTTAGCCCATTTAGTTTGTTGTTCCGTCGTTCCTCCCATGAAAGCATTTTTAGCTTCAATTCCATCTGTTTCAAGAGCTTCAATTTGACTTTCTATACTTTTAAGTTCTTGAGTTAAATTAAGGAATAATTCTTCTATATGAGTTGGATCCGTAAACTCTCTAATATTTTTCTCAGCTAAAAGAGTTTTAGATTCAGGTAAAGCTAATATTTCACGTTTCTGTTTTTTTGTAAATCTAGACCATAAACGTTTTATTCTTTCTTTTAACGATATATCCTCTCTTTCATCTCTAACTGTCCTAGATTCAACATCTCCTTGGATATTTAACTTAGCCTTCATTTTTTCTTCTATGCTTTTATACATATCCTCTTCTCTCGCATAAGCATTTTTACTCATAGACCATGCATGTATCATAGCTCTCTTTACATCAGTATCATAATTAACAAATGCTTTATTTACTTTATCTGTAGTAGCTTTAATAGTATTTATTTCCTCTTCTAAAGAGTTAGCTAACTCACTTTGTTTATCTTTAAGTTCAGTATTAGTAAGATCATTTAAATCATTATGATGAAAAGCATTTCTAAATTGTTGAACAGACATATTTCTAATCATATCAATATCATCTCTTAATGTCTCTTCATACCCAGCATCTAGTCTACTTGAAATATAATTATGTAGATTATCATACTCAGCATTCTTTTTCATATATGGACTATCCATGATTTGTCCAAAATCACTAGCATCTTGTATAACACCTGCTCTTACTAATGCATCTGTTTTTGCAGCAATAGCAGATATTACATTTTCATCTTCATTTAAAATACGTTCATAAGAATCAATCATTTTTTTCTCCATCTTAATTTGATCCAATGTACCTGCTATACCTCCATGATGCTTATATCCTGATTTAGTTTTTCCGGTAGCTCCATCTTTAATAGATCTACTATATCCAGGTAATCCTATTGCAGCTAATAAGAATCCTATACCAATTTCCTTTTGTCCTTCAGGACTTCCATATGCCTCTGCAAATACATTATCTGTATGATTCAATAATTCAGTTGTCATTCCTAAAAATCCTGGATCTCTCTTACTTTGATAATAGTATTCTGCAGCGCTTTGTCCTGCAAGGTCTGCTAATTTTTGTCCCCCTTCTTCTACAAATCCTTCATAAAGAGGTGTTTTAAGTACTCTCCATGCGTTATTTGTAAAAGCGCGTTTTTTACTTACATCCTTATATAAAGCCTTATAATTTTGTACTTTGTTTTTTATATCTTGTTTAAATTTACCTGCTACACTTTTTTGAGTAGCATTAAATCCTTTTCCAAATATCTTTGGAAACATTAAATAATTACCGTATCCAACTAAAGCAGTGTTAGCAGCAAATACAGAATTTGCACTCTTTGTAGCTAAATCATATAAATAAGCTGCTTCATTTGAATTAGGATCTCTATGATATTCATCTTTAAAAGCAGCGTGTAGTTTATCAATTGTTTGATCTCTGTGATGTCTTGCTTCTACTCCCGCTTCATACATTGCACCTGTTCCTATCTGTCGCATTGTTCTTCCTGCATTCTTCCATTGATTACTTTTTATTGTAGCATCTATACCTTCATCAATAGCAGTCTTACCAGTTCCGGTTTTCATGAACTTTGTTTTCTTAGTTAAACCAGTTCCTCTACCCATCTTATTCATAAGTTGAGCTGCTTTCGATGCTACCGCTGAAGAAGCCATTCCAGCAGTTAACATCTCAGATAAAACAGCTCCTGTTACAAAAGATGCTCCTTGAGAAAAATCATTAAACCAAAAGTTAGCAGTTCCCATTCCTTTGAAGAATCCATGCTCTTGTTCTTCTTTAGTATAGAAATGAGGAAGTTTACCATCCATCCAATCATTAATACCATCTAACCCACGTTGAAAACTATTATCAAAGAAATCAGCACCAGAATCTTGTATTCCCTTTCCTTGTGCTAACCCTCCTAAAAAGGCTCCACCTCCATATAATAACCCTACCGTAGAACCTAATACATTAGTTCCTACACGCGTTACAAATTTAGGTAAACCATGAGCTGCTTTTTCTCCAAAAGATTGATTATAAGCTCTTAAATCATCTGCATCATCAGATATAAAAGAAAATGGTCTATCAATATACTTATCATAAGAAGTATAATCTACGTTTTTAATAGATTGTCCATAAGGACCTGATAGTCCTCCAGTAAGCTCTGTACCAAATTCTTTAAGAACACTTTCAGCACTTAATGTAGTATCTATTAAATTATTTTGATTTAGTATTTGATCTCCTGGTTGAATTAAATTTGGAGAGGTTAATCCACCTAATTGTTTTTTCTTTCCCATAATCTATTTATTAGTATCCTCGTACTTCTGATTGCATGTACATATTAAACACAGACTTATATTCATTGGTTTCTCTTACAGATTGCATATTATCTGCTCCATATTTTTGAGCAATTGCATTGATTAGTTTATAGTTTTGTTTTTCAAAAGACTCAACTATATAACCTTCAGCATACATAGCTGCATCTGGCTCAGATAGCCCCATAACTGCAGAATACATTCTTGTTAAAACTCCATATAATTGATTTATAGAGGCTCCTCCAAATTCTCCCTCTCCTTGTCCTCCATCTTCTATTGCATTAAGCATTTGTCTAGAACGATCAATTACAATTAAATCAGACTTATCTATCATTTGTGCAATTCTTTCTTCTAATACAAATCCAGAAGAAGTATTATCTTTAGATTCTGCTAAATATAATTCTCCATTAATATTCCATTTAAACATTAACGGTGTATTATCTTCAATACTTGGAGTTATAACACCTTGAAACTTCATTGTAGCATCTCCTGGTTTAATTGGATTTCCGGACTTATCTGTAAACATTTTATCCCATGCAGGACTATCTTCAGGAACACCCATTATATTCCAATCTCTTGGATCAAAATTTTCTTCAAGTGTTTTAATTGCATTTGTAGTTTTAGTATTAGATAGATCAGGAATAAAAGTCTCTGCTTCAAATACATCTCCTTGATAATTATCAATAGCATCATTCATTTCATCCCCTCCATGATGTTGATTAAACCTTAGTAAAGAAAGAGCATTCTTTTTCAATTGTTCGTACTCAGGCTCACCATTTTTATAATTAGTGCCAAGTAACTTATTAATCTCGTCAACAGCTTCTAAATTATCTTCTAACTGTGCTGCTTCAGAATCCCATATTCCTAAGAATGAATCCCATCCTTTATCTGGATCATTGGGATCCCATCCTTCTCCTTGAGGCCTCATTATATCTCTTACGTTTCCACTATTATCAAAGGTCATGTCTAATAATTGCATACCTGCATTACCTACTCCAGTAGCTAAAGCAGCAATACCAACTGCGCCCCACTCAAGTGGTCCTAGCCAAGCAAATGGTGCACCAACAGCAGCAACAGATCCCGCAGATGTAAATACTTCACCCCAATCAAAATCATCCTGCATTAAATAAGAAGGTTGATATGTATTAGTTGTCATATAATTAACTAAAGCTCCAAATTCTTCATGCCCTTTAAAGTAATCGATATGATGTCGTTTAAAGGCTTTATAATCTTCAGGGGATAATGTATTCTTAGCAGTACTAGCAAAGATTCTATTCATATTTATAACTGATTGTTTGTCTCCACCACTTTCTAATATCTCTTGATTCATACTTAACATCTTATTAGTATAATCAGCTACTGTTTCAGAAGGTACTCCAACATTACCTTTACTCATATGTCCACCTAATCCAGCAGAACGCCCATTAGAAAAATCAGCTGCAGCTTTAGTCTGATGTATATATTGATTAGTAAAACTTTTCATTCTACTGTGCAAATTGTTCATTGCCTCATCATGAGACATGCCCTCTATTTGTGTTAATCTTCTATAATCTTGATCTCCTATATATCCTTTTAAATAAGTCCCTATTAATCCATATGCAATCTTATCAGCTTTACCTCTAGATATACCACTCCAATCAGCTTTAATACCTTTTAATAAACCAGACATTTCTTTATCATAGTCTTGTTCTAATTCCATCATAGGCTCATAAATCGCTTCAACATGTTTATTAGATTCCGGGTCTTTATACCAAGAAGTATGAGTTGCAGCACTTCCTTTACCAAAGTCCCACATATTTCTACCTTCTAAGGTAGCCTTTCTCATAGTATCTAATTCACTTTTTCTGTTTGTCATAGATTTTTTAGCTGCTTGTAATCCTTTATCAGATTCTAAATCAACCATAATCTCTTGGATTAATAACGAAGCATCTTCATAATTACCATTTCTAGTAAATTGCTCTAGCCTATCCCTAACATATTTTTTAGAACTATCTACTAAATGTGCATCTCCAGGCATTGTTTCAAATTTACCTAATGTTTTATCAATTAAATCAACTTTTTCCTTATTTTGATCCCATCTATCTGCTAATACAGTATTAACTTCTACAGAGTATGGATTTACATATTGTGATACATAAGGTTGTAATTCATATCTACTATATTTATTTGCCATGTTATTTTATTTTAATAATATTTTCTACTGTATCCTTGAGGGACTTTTGCAAATCCTCCTTTTTTTGCATTAGCTCCTTTTTTAGAATCAATTGTATTATCTTTACTTGTTCCTGTTTTCTTAGGTGAAGATCCGTATGTACTAGTTGTTTGGTTGGTTGTTAGCATATTTTGAACCCATTCTTCAGATGTATCTCCTTCAGTAATTGGTCTATTTCCTTTTATAGCCAAAGCTAATCTTTCTTGAGCATTATACTGTAATCTATCACTATTCATACCAGCCAATGTTTTAACCGCACTATCAACAGCCATTAATTTTCTATCTTTAGTAGCGGCATCTGCACTTCTATTGAACTCATCAACTAAAGCTTCTTGTGAAGCATTAAATTTATTAGTTTGTAGATTTGCAGCTAAATTAGTTTTACTTGCATCTAAAGCATTTGCGGCATTTGTAGTTTTTCTTTCTTGATTCATAATAGCTTCTTGATTAGCAATTGCAACATTTGCTCTAGATTCTTGTGCTGAAATCTCTCTATCACCTTGTTGTTTTTTACTATAAGCCATCATTCTATTTGACATACTTGTAGGACCTCCTCCAGATGTATCAATAGCTCTAGTTAAAGCTCTATAATCCGCAGAATTTCTAGCTCTTTCTGTATTCATGTCTATTCGTTCTAGGTCATGTTTAGAAATTCTTTCTGCTCTAACTACTCCAGGATGTTCCATAGGATGTTCTTGCATATAATCTGGTCCTTCTTTAAAAGCCATCATTGCAGGTAATAATTGTGCTCCTGCCGTGATCATTGATATATCATCATATCCTGTTTTTATCTTATCTTCAGTTTTTGTAGTTGTTGTTGTTGTTGTTGTATCTTCTGTAGTTTCACCGTCTCCAGAATCAGGATCACCCCCATCATCAGGAGGAGTATTACCTATTGCTGTTCTTAATGTTTGTTCCCCAAATTTACCATCAACTGTAATTTTATTATCCGTATGTAATTCATTCCAAGCTGTTTGATATTTTTTTACCGTAGCCGGGTCATTCATCATATCATAACTAGTTATACCTGCTTTTTCTAATACAGCAGGATCAACATTTGACATCCACTCTTCACCAAAGTTGTCATGACTTGAAATGTAATCTTTAAATTTTTGCTCATCTTTTCCAAGATAATATTGCATATCTCCTTTTTCAGTTTTATATGAAGGTTGATAATCAGCTACATCCCCATAAACTTCTGAATCATAAAATTCTTCTGAAGCTACTGGATATCTATTTCCTTGTGTATTCTTAGTAGATTGATTCTTATTATTACTTGCATTTACTACAGGAGGCTGATTACCATCAACTCCATCAATAGAATTTGGTATTCCATCATTGTCATCATCTTGCTGTGCCCAAGTAACAAAATCTCCAGTTTGATGCTTACGTACTCCACCGTGTTTAGCTACATTGTCAGGATCTCTACCTGCTTCTCCTTTCTTTTTAGCATCTGCTTCTTGTAATTTAGCTAACCAATCTATTTCTTCTTGACTCGCACCTTTCTTTACCATATTTTTATGAATATCTGAATAAGCTAATCCACCTTTTTTCATATAAGATGAAAAGAAATAATCTCTTTGTCCTCCTCCTTTCATAGTTACTTTATCCATAGTTTCTCCACCTTCTACTTCTGTGCCCTCATCTAACTTAATACCACCTTCTTCATGACTTTGTCCTAAAAATTGAACAGCTCCTCCTCCTATAGGTTGTGCCACTCCTCCATCTAATTTAGTACCACCAGTATCATATTCAGTATATTGAGGTTTTACTTGTCCTTGTTCTCCTGTTTGTTGTGGTGCTCCTGCTTGATAATTAGTCATTTTAGGTAATAAACTTCCTTCTCCAGGTATAGTAGGTTTACCTTGAGGAACACTCATATATCCTCCCATTTGTTGTTTCAAAGGAGGTCTTTTAAATCCTTTATATTTATCTGTTACATCATCATCTTGGAATTGATCATAGATATATTTAGATGCCGCGCCTCCTGCTAACCAAGGCCAAAACTTTTTTAATTTAGTAGTTGTAGGAGCATTAGGTCCAGTTTTAGCTGTACTTCTTTTACCACTTTTTAATTTTTTACCTTTAGTTACTTTAATCTCTTTATTACCAATATTTTTTACTTTTTCAGGTATTTTTTTAGCTTTATCTTTAGCTGATTTAGCAGTTTCTTTTATAACTTTCTTACTCTTATCATATGTTTTTTTAGCTGCTTTACCTTTTGTTGCAAACCATCCTAATTTAGCTAAAGCTATTCCTTGTCCTGTTCCTGCAGGAACCATTGTACCGGCATTCATTCCTGTTCTTATAGCATGTTCTTGGGTAGCTTCATCATCTCCTATTAACCAATTATATCCTGTTCTTACAGCAGAAATACCTGTATTTAGTGCATCAGGAATTATACCTACTACTGGAGTCATTCCTCCTACAGTTAAACCCGTTTGTATATTATCCCAAGTTTCAGTAGTTGATTGCTTTGAACCAGGATTTGATGCTTGATGCTCTCTCATTGCTCTATAGTTAGGATCGATTAAAAAATCTTTCCCTCCCATTTGATATTTTTTTATTTTTTTCATATTTATATATATCTAGGTAATGCTTTATAACCCCCACGTCTAGCTGTAGTATTCCTTCCTAAATCATAACCAGAGTAAGTTTTTTGTTTTAATTCTCCTGATCTAACTAAAGCGCTTTGTGTAGTAAAATTCTTTTCAAGATTTTCATTATATTCACCAACTTTCTTTGCATATTCTTGTTCTTGTTGTTTCTTCTCTGCTCTTGCTTTCTTTCTACCTGTTAATCCTTTTACTACCGCTGCTCCTGCTCCAACAACACCTCCAATAATTGCACCTGCAGCATTTCCTATACCAGGAACAACAGATCCAATCATAGCTCCATATCCTGCATACTCTCCTGCAGTTCCTAAAATATCACCTGTAGCTTCACCGGCATTCCATGTAGTAGGGTCATTATCATCAGATCCCATACTAATACCTTTCCCTACAATATTAGCTGCCATAGCATATGGACTAGGATTAACAGATGATGCAATTAATCCTTTTGTAGCTTCTTTACCTGCTTCAGTAGCTCCAGCTTTAACAAGTTCTGTTCCAACTTGTTTTGTTCCTTCTTTTACTACCTCTTTAGTTCCTTCTTTTACTACTTCTTTTCCTGCCTCTTTAACTAATTCTTTACCACCTTCTTTAACAAGTTCTTTTCCTCCTTCCGTAGCAAGTGTTTTAACTCCTTCTTGTGTTGCCAGTTGTGTACCCTTCTGTAAAGCTAACTCTTGTGCTTTCTTAGTAGCTAAATCAGTTGCTGCTTTACTAGCTACCTCAGTACCTTTCTGTGTAACTAGTTCTGCACCTTTCTTAGCAGCTAATTCTGAACCTTCTTCAACAGCTACCTTTGATCCTTCTGTAGCTAAAGTTTGAACTCCTTGTTTACCTATTTCTTGTCCAGCTTGTTGTTGTAGTATTTGTGCAGTTTGATCGCCTCCAAAAGAAGTTAATGCATCCATTGTGCTACCTTGTCCTGCCTGAACAACTCCTTCACCTATTAATTGGCCTCCTTCTTGTGTAGCTTGTTGAGTAACCTGATCAGCCAATAATTTAGAAGTCTCGTCTTTTGCTGCCCCAGCTACACTCTCTTTTAAAGCGTCTCCAGTTACTTGTCCAGCTTTTGGGTCAATCCATTTACCAGATGATTTAATAATTTCTTTACCCTGTCTTTTAGCCATTTCTTCCGCCCCTTCTTTTATGACTTTAGATCCACTTCCTACCAGACTAGATATTTGCTGGCTTTTAGCATCACGCTGCTGTTGTGATATTAAGAGTTGTTCTTCATTTTCTTTTTTCTTATCTATAAGTTCTTGTACATTTTCAGATGCATCAGCTGTTAACTGGTCTTTCTCCGCATCCCATTTTGCTACTCTAGCCGCTTGAATTTCTGGACCTTGTTCTTCATAAACAGTCATAGAAGTAGAACCTCGTCCTGCATCAGCAATAGTATTCTCATCATACATACCACCACCTTGACCACCTGTTTGATATCTATTACGTACTCCGCCTTTACGTTTCTTTCTTTTGGGCGCTCCAAAAGGTATCAGTTTTTTATATGTTGTTGTTTTCATGTTTTTTATCTATAAAATTTTCTTTGCTCTACCTTTGTAGAATACAAATTTAGTAAATTATTTTCAATATTATCATAAATTAAACGAATTCCTATCCATTTATCTATAAATTTTCTTTGTTGGTCCCAAGTTTTATTAAGATTTAGGTATCCTGCTGTAACAGTTTTTGTCATACCCGTCTCAGTAAACATAGATTGTGTATTTGAAGTTGTTAAGGTTCCAGTATTAACTTGCCCTATAACATTAAGATTTGGTGATGTATAATATGCAGCTGTTTGTGTTGTATCTGCACTTAAGTCTCTAAATCTATTAATCTTCCAATGATTTCCTATACGTCTTATATTAACTAAATATTCTAATATATCATTTGGCTGTGTACCATCTCCAGAAACCTGGAATGTATTATATAAAAAGAATGATGTCCATCCGTGCTCTAATACTCTTACTCCAGCTTCATTTTCTACATCACATGTATAGCCTATATTAGCAGTTAATACATCAAAAGTTGAAGTTTCATTATGAATAAATTCAAAAACACAATCATGAAATATTCTTTGTAAATCACCTCCATTAAAAGTAGCTATATGTCCATGCGCATCTTCTTGATATAGTACTCCTCTTATAATATCACTATTATGTTTCCATATAGCAGTATTACCATATGTTGTACCAAATCCATCATTTACAGTTAAAATAACTGGATATTGATCTGTCATAGAATAAAAATCTGTAGAAGTATTAAAATAAATATAAGGTATATAAGTATGGAAACTACTCCAAATATTTAATTCTGGATAATAAGATATTGTCCACCCTCCTTTTGTAAAATAAGCTGGATCATCCCAAGAAATTGGAGTCCAAGGGTTACATGGAGGTGCAGGTGGAGGCATAGCTATACATGGAAAATAAACTTTAAACACGCATTCATCAGCTATCCACGCCACGGCTCCTGCAGGAGGCGGAGCAGAAGTAATACTTGTACTATCTATCAAAAGCTGTGTAGGGTCTATTTGTCTCTTTGTTAAAATTATTCTTCTATATTTTGGATCCCAAATTGTATGTAATCCGGTTCCTGCTATAGGATTATCTAATCCTCCCATACATGCTTCCTGGACTCCAAATTGAGATAAAGTATCAAATGTAGATAAATTATCTTGAAACCATTGTTTCATACCTAAATCACTAAGTTCAACAAGTTTATCTCTCATTAAGAATACTTTTCTAGTAGCAGCATTAACAAAGAAGTATCCATGTCTTGTTGTAATGGCTGCCCATTGAGATTGAGTTCCACCATATCCTCCATCAGTTGAAATAATCTCTGTTGGTTCTTGTTCAAATAAATCTCCACTTCCTAAATATGCATCTGATCCATCTCCCATTTGCATAGTTTGTTTTCCCGTTGCTTTAAATAAAGTTTCTTCCATATGGAAGTATAATAAATTATTAAAAGCAGATAACTTCCACAAGTCTCCTCTATTCTTAGGAAGATCTTTAAATTGATTAGCTAAGAATACTCTATAATTATCTATAATACTAGATGTATCTGCTTTAGCACTTCTATGTACTCGAGTAGGAAATTCATCTTGTGTTGTATCTAAAACTGGTAATGGAAAAGCAGGCCTTAAATCATTGTTCTCAGAGTAATTTGAATTATATTTCATATTATCTACATGAGTAAAATCATGGTCATCTACTCCAGCACTTATTAACATATTTTTAGCTACAGATCCAGGAAAGTACATACTTTTACTAGATTCTTCATGTCTAAAATTTATATTATCAGTTCCTTCGGTTATATAATAATGTAAAGCTTTTCTAGGATTTGAAGGACTACTAGCATCACTTGGTTTTATATGAGAAGCAAACCCGTATCTGCATATATATGTATCTCCGCCATATATATTTTTATCTATTAAAGGCTTATCCCATACACTACTATCTAAAGTTTTCGTACGATAATCAGCAGTATTTCCACTAGATCCATTAGATCTATAATATACATCAGTACTAGCTGATCCGCTCCAACCATTATCTAGAGTAGGCTCATCAAAAACAAAATTTTCCATGTCATCTCCTAAGCATTCCCATCCTGTCCAAATTAAATTCTGAGTATCAACTGATTTATACAGATCTGTTTTAAAAGCTACAAGATTACCTATGTTATAAGCTGATCTAGCTCCAGGGACACCACTAGCATTTATCTCATTAATTGCTAATGAAGGAAATAGTCCAGTATTATGCATATAATCTCCCCATTCATTTGGTTGAGGACATCCAGGAGCAGATATTGGTAAGGTTAAATTTTGATTCCATCCTGGTCTGTTATAAGTAGAATCAGCATACATTTCATGTTCATCCGCAAAGCCAAGAGCTATACAACTTTCTCCAAATTCATTGAATAATTTACCTCCAAACCCTAAAGCTGTACCATTAAATATAGAATCTCCTAATAAATATGTTTTTGCTTTTTGCCCTAACATTCTAGGATATCTATAAAATCCATTACTACTTCCACCATTTTGTGATCTATAACCGGACTGATATAGAACTCCCGCAAATATAGCTGTATGCATTCGTTGGGGGTAACAATTAAATTGTGCATCCCATCCCCATTCTTCTTTAGGCACTTTCATTTTTGGATCAGTAGACTCATCCTCAACTAACTTAGTTTGCATTCTTTTCTCTTGATCTAATCCTGGACCATTAAATGCTATATTCTTAACTCTATAACAATTCTTATAATGTGTTGCTGGAGTAATACTTTCTTTACTTCTTAATAAATAAAAATCATGAAAAGAAAATATCTCATAAGCATAATCACAAGTATTAGGTGGACCTTCACATCCAAATGTATTTGTATACCATGTTCCATCCGAATCATCTATGAATTGCAAAGGAGTTGAATACGCCCAAGGAGAAACTGCAGTTGGATCTTTAATCCAAAACTGTTCTGGCAAATCTTGTAAAGTACTATTAATCTGTATTGCATCTGAATTACCTACACCTTCTTGACATATACCTAATTGTTCAAATTTTTGAATCATAGGAATTATAGCACTTTGTCCTAAAATAGTTCTATTATTATGAGTTCTATCTGCATGATAAATTCTAAATCCTTGAACTTTATCGGCTATACTTCGTGGTATTTTAATATCTCTTAAAGAGAATCCCAATCGTCTAACTTTATGTGATAATTTTAAATCAGTAAAACAAGCAGCAGGAACTGTAGCAGCTGAAGATAATACACAAAATCGTACTCTAGTTTCAGGACAATCATTATCTACATCGGCTTCTCCCCAATTTGCTTGTCTAACATCTGAATCAGTATTACCATCACAATGCGCTTCTACCCAAATAGATTCTCCTGGTTGTAAATGAAAAGTTCTTCCTGTACATCCTGTATCTCCATTCCATGAATGGCACCCGCTATTATTTGAACTATCCCAATCTAACCAACCACTTCCATTTCCTCCAGTACATGATGGAGGTCCCCATGTTACTGTTCCACCTCCGCAATCAGGCCACCTAAAATCATCAGATCCAATACAATCTGTACATTCTGCTCCTAATACACCTGTACTATTAAATCTGGCACAGCATGGAGAACTAGGATCATTAGTTGTTTTTTGTCTAAGTACAAGAAAATAATCACAAGTTACATCCATTTCTTGATCTGCAGTAAATCTACTTGTACCTCCACCTACCCATAATGCTGCTTGCATTGCTGGATCATTAGCACCATCTGACTGTTCAAAACGCATACGCGTCCAATTACCACCATTTGATAATGTATTACAATAGCAACAATTACGATGATAAAATATTAAAACTCCAGTCCAAGCTGGTGTATTTGCTGCCCCAATACCTTCACTTAATTCTTGTTCACAATAATGATCTGCTTCAATTGCTTTAAAAGCTGAATTCTCATTTGATGGAAAATGATGATGCCTTACCTTTTGTCCTTGTATAGTGCCTACTGGTAGCATAGTGGTACCAGTAAATGGATTAGTAAAAGAATTTTCATCCCATATTTCATAGTCAGGAGTACTAGGATATCTTTCCGTAGCATTTTCCCAATAATTCATACCGTTACAATTAGGCCATAATCCTGTAAAACTATATTCAAAAAAGTGAAAGTTTCTAGAGTGTATACTTAAATCTCTAAAAGCTTTTGCTGTATTAAAATTATCCGGTTGATCTAATTCTTTCATAGTTGGAGATGCTCCTCCTAAATTATCAATAATATCTCTTCCTGGAATATGATATGCATAAGTCATACTACCATCGGTCAAAATAAAAGCTATATAAAAAGCATATATTTCATCTCTCATATATCCTCTATACTTTTCTGCATTTGGAACATATCTATAAGATAATTGATGATCAACAACTTGATTTACACCATTAAATCTATCAACAGTTCTTGATAAAAATCCAGTTTCTAAATTATCAACGGTTAAATATACTTCATCAAACCCTCGTAAATTTCCACCTCCTGGAGGATCACTTTCCATTAAATAAGTTTCTGGTGCTAATTTTATATTATTAGCATACTTTTGATATCCTACATCTTTAGTACCTGTTGTATTTCCTAGATATAATATTCCATCTAATTGCTGTAGTGTTTTAGCTGTATCATAAGCTGTAGTATCTACAATTACTTCTTCTACTGCAGCAGACTCAAAAGTTTCATTACCACTAAATATAACTTCCATATAAGGAAGACTATCAGGATATAGAAGACCTCCAGGTGGAGGTAGAGTTGAAATTTCCATATCTTTTAATTTAAAAGCTTCTACAGCATCTCCCATCTTACGAATAACAACAGGTCTAATATATTTATAATCCTCATTTAAATTAGTAACTCTCCATACACATGCCTTAGATGTTTGACTTCCCTCTTTCATTCCATCTTTCTTAGTTGTAGGTCTAGTATGATCATACTCATCAACAAGTGAAACTGGATTAGAAATGGTTACATAATTTGTAGCATTTAAATCTACATCCACATATGCTAAAGCTAAATGATATACACCTGTTTTAAGGCCACCCCCTTCAACAACAGCTGTTTGTCTTCCTGTATATATCCCACTAATAGCATCTTGGTAGTCCCATCTATTAAACGTATGAATATGTGGGATAGGGCCTGAATTAGGAAATAAATTAAGTAAATCTATATGTTTATTGTGAGTACTCCATGGTAAAATACCATATATATGCTTTACATTTCCACCAAATGAATTATTTGCTCTTAATTGCCTATCTATATTTAATGTTCTTGGCGCATTAGTATTATCTGTCCAATAAATAATTAAATCTCCTTTAGCATCTATCTTATAAGTTCCTTCAATTGGGGAGTCTGTAGTAAATAAAAAATCTCTTCCAGGATAATAAGTTCCAGACACAGTATGTTGAGGATTTAAGACTACAGTATAAGCTTCAGTTGAACTATCCCATATACCTATTTCTGAATCAGGATGAAAAGGAATAAGTAAATCCGTAGGACGTGTATCTACAACAAATAAAATAACTCGTTCAGACGTAACTTCTATAGCTCCAATAACTTTATTATTTTGAGATCCAAATATTTGAGCTGGAACAGCAGCTAAATTCGTTGGTGTACCTATATGCCCTGCATAATCAGTTCCTCCTTCATTACTAATAGAACCTTCTTTTTCATTTATGATTATATTCTTAGCATGTCTCCAAGTTCCTTGAGGCTGATCTATCTCTCCAGTATCTTTGAAGAGACCTTTTATAAATTTTTTATCATCAGCCATTATTCTCTATATAAATTTTCTCGTGTATTTAACTGTTCAAAAGCTGTATCATGAGCACTTATATTTGGTACTAATCTAACCCATTGATTCATGAATGATTCCATACGATCAATATCTGGATAATTAGCTGCATTTCTAGCCTGAGTACAATAATATTTCCATTGAGTTTCAGCAATCTCATAAGTTATACCATTTTTCTTTATATCTGGTTTAGATAATAAAAGTTTTTTGTATATATACCAAAACATAGCCTCTCTGAAACTTATATCATCTGGAACTAATGGATAACATTCCTCATCTGTAGGAAACGCCATATAACTTAAACAAATTTTTCCTGATTTAAAAGATGTTTTAATATAATCACAGTCTATTATATACGTATCTTCATACATAGTAGTCTCATTTACACATCCTTCACAATGCATACTTTTATGAAAATTGCTTGCTCCGTATTGCAATGGCTGTAATACGTTAGTACTATTAAAATAAATATTTTCTAGTACTACTATTCTCGCATTGATTTCATGTAGTATGGAAGCAGTAGCTGTGTAATCTTGTCCTGCTGCTGTAGCATCTAAAATAGCCTGTTGAAGTTCTTTTACTTTAGCAGTAAGAGTATCTAACTCCGTTGAAGTTATAGGAGCTACAGAATCATTAATAGCTACCTGGTTAATATAATATAAATCCTCCGGTAATACCACTTTATGATCTACAACAGTAAGAACACATTGTTTTCTACATAATTGAGTACTAGCCCCAATATGTTCTAACGCCTCACCTATCCATTCTATTGCATCATAAACCCAGTTATCATCTTCAGGTTTAATATCTCTAAAGACTTTTCTTATTACAGTTTTACACGATGTTGTTTTATATGTAGCCATTTTAATGTTTTTTAAATTTCAAATATGCTAATTCATCTGTTTTCAAAAGATTAATTAATTTTTCTTTATTACCTTTAATTCCTCTTGTAGCATCAAATCTATATGCAGATTTATTTGGTATTTTACACTTTCCTTTATTCCAATAATATTTACAATAAAACTCATCAGTATAATAAATATGCCATTTAATTCCTGACTTAGTAGTCTTACTATAAAGCTCCTTACCTTGATCTAATAATTCCTGCTTATACCTATTACTCTCTCCCCAATCAATTCTAGGAGACCTAGGATCTCTTTCTCTTCTAGAAATAGATAAAGCAGATAAATTATTTCCCATATAAAAGATTTTTCCTTCTAATATCTGATCTATAATCCATAGATTAAACTCTTGGCATAAATCCGTAAATAATCGTTTATCTATAGGTTCATGCTCATCTTGATAAGCTAAATATATTTCAGATAAGTTATGAGTCATCTATTCAAATAAAAGAGGTGTACCAGGTTCTATAAATCCTCCAGTTCTATATTTGGGCCCATACTTAACACTGTCTGCCCTTTTCTTCGCCTTTTTCGTTTTATCTGATTGCGTTTCTTGATTTTTCTTCTTATTATTTTTATTTTTATTTTTAGTTATACTAGTTGGCTTTTTCTCTTTAGGCCTTTGAATACTATCAGGAATTCCATTTTTATCTTTATCCCAATCATCATTCTTAGTGGTGTTATCCTTCTTTGTTAATGTATCAGGATAAGACTTCTTCACATCCCATTTACCAGTTTTCTTATAGACTTCATTCTGTCTTTTAGCTTCTTTGGTATACTCTGCCTCACTCATATTTTTATACGTCTTACTTCTATTTTTATAAGCTTGACTATAAGACTTCTTCTTCGTAGTAGTTTTCTTAGTATTGTTATCTGTTTTTACAGTATTGTTTGTTGGAGTAGTATCTGTTTTAACAGTTGTATTTGTTGTAGTAGTAGTACTCTTATTATCTTTCTTATTCTGTAATTCAGTAGTTTTATCTGATGTATACCCTCTCTTATCTGCTTTTATCTTTTTACGTAGAGTTCTTCTTTCTTGTCTATCTTCTTTTTTCATTGCTCTCCTACCCTTTCTCCATTCTTTTCTTTTAGTTCGGATAGCCTTTCTACTAGATTTTCTATCTGCCTTTCTTTCATCTTTAGGCATTCTAGATTCTTCTCCAGCATCATTTATTTTATCCTTTCTTTTTAATCTCCATTCTTTTCTTTTTGAACGGATTGCAGTTCGAGAAGCTTTTCTATCTGCTCTTCTTTCTTCTCGTTGTGCTTTTCTTAATGTTCTAACTTGATTTGCCATTGCTTTTTATTTTAAATTATTATTGTTCAGTTTGTTGTTGTGAAGACTTAGGTGTTCCTCCCACAGTTCTAAGATCTTGAGTTCTATCAGTTAAGATATCACTAAAAGTTCCCGTTAATAAGGCTAATTCACCGCCTACTAATCCTTGATTAATTAAATTTACCATATCCCAAGGAATAGGATAATCCGTTATATCATCATCATAACAGATTGATCCATCAACACAATCTGTAAACTCTGATATCTCTTGGGGATTTTGAAAGACTCCTCTAACATTAATATACTTAAGTCCTTGTGCTCCCCATATAAACATACGATCTCCTAACATATAAGCTTTCATCATATCACTTGTATATTTATCAAACCCTAAGAAAGGAATCATATTTGCATTAATAAAAGGAATCTTACCGGTTCCTGATACATCCCCTACATATGTTATAGCTTCCTCAAAATTATAACGTACAGTTTTAGGAATTGTTAATTTTGTTCTATAGACACTACATCCAGTTTTAAGAGAGGGCTCATGACAATGCACTGCTACTCCTTTCTGAATATGTTGTATACAATTATTTGCATCTACTTTCTCTAGTTCTAAACAGCCTAAATTTTGTTCTACATGTCTACTAGTAAATCCATTTCGAGCATGATCTCTTCTAATAAACATTGCTCTATAATGCTGTATATTAAACTTAATTTGAGGAATAGATATATGTTCATCATGATTAGATCTACCTCCTCGTAAGAGATTTAATAAATTATATGCTAGTTCATTTAATGTCATTATTTTTTAACCTTTTCGAACGATCTACCTCCAAAATACGCTCCGATTACAGTTATGAGTACTAGTTGAAGGAGGTCTGTCCATTTTTCTTCAACGTTAAATGCTATTTCTCCAGCATCAATAAAAATCATTAACACTGTAGAAACAACTAAAAATACAAGAACTGCTGGTCTAACATTCTTAGCTAACCAAGAATCAGAATTCATATCAGATTTCCAACGATCTGTTATTGTTTTCTCCATCTCTACTTCATAGTTAGAGATTAGTTCTTTTACTTTTTGTTCAGCTGCAAGCTTTTCTTCTTTTGATGTAGTTAAATCATCAATAACACCCCCAACTCCTTTAACTAACTCAGTAGCTCCACCTGAAAATATTGTACTTAATATACTCATAATTTTATTTTTTATCTAAATCTATATAGGTTATTGTTACTTCTTCTCCATCTTCTAAAGCTTTAGCAATTGGCGGATATACTCTCGCATACGCTTGAGTAGAACTACCAATGAATCCATCCTTTTTAATAATATTACTCGTTTGACTATCACCCAAGAGTAAACAACCTGCAGTATGGTCATCAGTATTACCACAATGAATGAGAATATACTTAAAATTAGGTACATTACGCACATGAAGAGTGCCCCTATGTACACCAGGAAATCTTTTAACGTATTTTTCATGTAATCTTCCAACTGTTCTTAAAGTTATTTTATAAGTTCCTTGCGGAATTCTTGTTTCTGTTCTAATTTTCTCTTCTCTATACTCATCTTCTAGAGTATAACAAAGAAATTCTATACCATTCGTTACATCAAATAGCAGTCCGCTCGTAGAGTCTTTTTGACTACTAAATCTTAATACTTGTAACTTCATTATCCTGCTGTCCAATAGCCAAACTCAATCTCCGGTGTATTTGCAGATGCTTTAGCAATTAGACTCATTTCCTCTTCATTTAAAGCTGTTTTATAAAAACAGATTTCTCCTGGTCCTAATAGAGCCATGCCAACAGCGCCATGAAGAATTGTAATAGTATCTGTAGTATCTTTATTTTGAGCATAAAGCCAAGTTGGTTTAGTCATTGCTATAGTATGTAAAGTCACTCCTGCAACTGACGTTGCTATTATAGAAGTATTTACTAAAGGACTTTCAACCGTTAAAGTATCTGATACATTAAGACCATATGATTCTGTAGTCGAAATATTGATGCTAGTAAGTCTTAGGTTTGGTGTTAATGTTCTTGCCATAATTTCTAATTTATTTATTTATTAATTTATTTTTATAAGTATTCATTTATAACGGCTTGAACTTCTTTTTTCGTTGCCCCCATCTTAAATCTTAGACAGGCTTCAAATCGTTCAACCTCTTTTCCGTTAAAAACTATTATTGTTGGTACATATCGGATATTATATTTAGCTTTTATTTTTGTCAGCATAGCTTCATTAGTTATAAGTATCCTTGTTACTCCACAATTTTGTAAAGAGTCCAGCCAATTTACACTATTATCTTCGTTCCATCCAGCATTAAATTCTACAACACAAAGGTCTTGTTTACAAAATTTAGTACTCTGTCCAAATGCAGTCCCACAAATAACTATAAAAATTATAACTAAAATATATACACAAAATATTCTCCAAGTATCTGTAATTTTATTCATAAAGTTTTTGTTTTATAAGTTTAATATCTTCTTTCATTTCTATAATATCGTCTTGAGTATTCATAATAGTTTGACGCACTAATTCATCTTTCATGTCAAACTCTATCCTAGTTACATCTTGTACAGGAAGTTCCTTTGCTTCTGTAATTTCTGCTTGTAAAGTAAAGTACATTGCTGTAATTGCTACTAAGGTTGTTCCTATTGTTATTAAAGTTTCAACACTCAGTATAAATTTTGTTTTTTTATTAAGTTCTGTTGTCATGTGTTTTATTGTTCTTCTTCTTCAGTCCAGTCTTTACTTTGTAAAATACCAATCATTTCATGATGATTATATTCTCTTTTACCATCTAAAAAATTAGGTGTCTCACCGTCAAATTTTACAAAAGTTTCTGAATCATCAAGTGAATATCTTAACGTAGATATTGATGTTTCATTTACCTGTGTAAAATCAATTGTTCCAACTTCTGAGGAATCTATTATTATATATTTTCTATGTTCGTAATTCATTTTTATGGTCTATCTGTTGATTTAAGTATGTCTGGATTATTACTATTTCCAACACTAATGTTATTTTCATTTATAGAATCTGTTAAAATATCACTAGATCCATCAAATGTGTCATCATTAATTTTGTAATATCCAATTAGTTTATCCGATGATCCTTCTAAGCCTGCTAAATTTACACTACTTCCAGGAGTACCAGAAGGATTAATAGCTTCCATTTCTTCGTCTGATAAAGTATTATTATAAACACCAATATTAGCAATATGTCCCATATCTCTATAGATATTTACTTTTAATCCTGATTCAGCGTTAAATGCAGTTAGAAAGTTTTCATCTGCTATAGTTCCAAGATCAGTTCCATTAGCAAAACAAGTCATTGAGCCATTTGTCTTGTCTACAGAAAATGTAAGATGATTCCAAGAAGTCATTGATATTGAAGGATTTCCTGTTGTAAATCCAGCATAAAACCAAGTACCCTCTATCCTTATTCTAAGAAATGGATACGTTGAATTTCCATGCATTGTAATTTGATTATTATCATCCCACTTCAAAATAGTCCACCATGTATTTCCTACTGCTTGTGCTTTAAACCAAAAAGTAAAAGCAAAATTATGATCGTCTATAGTCCATAATTCATCACTAAATTCCGGACTTAATACATACCCCCATGCAGCATCTGCAAAATAAGAATGTGTTGAGTATCCTGCTGTAGCAATATTATAAGGACCAAATGTTTGAGTTTGTATATCTTCTCCATCTACATTTTTTGTATATAATGTAATATCCTCACCTGCTTCCGCAGGAGTCCATGTATATGTTTCACCAGTATTTATTAATTCTAACATATCTGCATCTGAATACCAAGTTACTACTGCATTAGCACCTGCTTTAGGTTGAAAGAAAGATGTTTCCTCATCTATATAAACAGATGAAGGAATAGTTCCACCTACAAATAAAGGTAATTGACTTGTTGTAATACTTGATACAGAAGTAACTGTAGCATTTATTAAAGTCATATTTAAATCGTTATCAGCTATTTTATTAGTAATGGTTGTATTTGAATCTACTTCTGTATCTAAATACCAATAATTTGTTGGTTGTATACCAGCAGTTCTTGGATCTACAGCCATTATTTTTGATTGATTAAGAGTTCCACCAGTAGGCGGATCCTCACCTGCTCTTGCTCCTCCATCATATATATCATTTACTTCTGCTAAACTTAATGCTCTATCTTTATAAAAAGATAATGATCCAAAAGTAAAATCATCTCCAGTTTGATGTTGGATATATCTTAGATTATGTTCAAGAGTTGCTGGATATATTGTATAATCAGATGGTCCTCCTGCATATTGTTGAGAATAGTATGTAACTTCTTTTCCATTTACATATAGTTTAATATCAGTTAAAGTAGTAGAAGTTGTTTTTACAATTGTAGCTTTATGCCATCCCCCTACATTTTGTACTCCTGTTAAATGATCAGTTTCAGCATTACCATCTCCCTGTATATAAGCCCATCCTCCAGGACTATTGTCATCATACCAAGTAGCAGGATAAAACATCCATACACGTAATTTTATTTTTGCAGTACCTGATACATAAGCTTGAAGATTCATATATCCTTCTGATGTATTATTAGATCTTACTTCAAATTGAAAAATTTGATTTCCACTTATTAATCCATTATGTACTCTAAATTCCACATCAAAAGTCCATGCTTGAGTAGGATCTTCTAACATATTAAGCATTGCCTGTAAATTAGCTGGTGGTTCTCCTGAACTGTCAGATACCTGAAATCTATCATTAGAACCATCAAGATACATAGATTTAGTATAAACTTGTCCTCCTGTAGGAGCAGACCATTCCCCTCCTCCTCCTCCTTCTACTATGGGGGCTTTTCTAATCCTCTTAACGGATAAGCTATTTCCAAATGCTAGTCTCATTTTTATCCTGCTTTATAAAGAATTACCGGTCCTCCTGAAGCTATCTCCATTTGTGTTACATCTGCATATATAACAGTTCCAGCGGGATAAGTTGTTGCCATTGTTCCAGAACAATTAGTAGCTGCAAATGCTCCAAGTTCTGTTTCATTGATAAACTGTGCAGCATAATATGTTCCTGCTTCAGGTTCAACAGCTCCTGATGTATGTACTAAAAATCCATGTTTCCCAAAAGATAATTTATCTAAGCTATCTGTTCTAGTTGCCACAGTTGCTACAGAACCAGCAGTATTTGTATTCTGAGTTGCAGAAGTTGCAGCTGAAGTAGCTATAGCTGTATTCTGGGTTGCTGATGTTGCTGTTGATGTTGCTATTGCGGTAGTTTTTGTTGCTGTTAAAGCTATGTTAGTATCATCCAATGTAACATCCCCAGTCATTGCTACTTGTTTATCTACTAGTTGTTTTAAGAGTATCTCTCTATCTGTTCGTGGTTTCATACTATTTATTCATTTATTAATAATTTAATACCTGTTAATTGTTTACCTGAAATGTCTTCAGGGAGCACCTCGTGAGGTATTTTTTCAAGGTGAATTTCTATTTCTTCTGTTAACATTCCATCTACTTTTTCTAGTTGTACCTTTCTCTCATCTACTAACGCTTTATTTTCTTTTTCAAGTTCTTTTACCATGTCTTGTCCATTTTCTGGATTAGCTTGAGCAATTTCTTGAACTCTGTTAGCAAGTTTCATAAATTCTTCAGAAGGTTTTCCTATCTCTTCAACTTCCTTTAAAGCAGTTTTAATAATTTGGATATTTTTACTTACAAGTAAACCAAAAGATTTTCCTGGCATTTCTTGAACGTTAAATAATCCATTAATTGTTTCTACTAATTCTCTTTTTTGTACATTGATCTTTGTCATTTTAATTTGATTTTGATTATTAATTATTGTCTAAGGTTGGTTTATTGGTAGTGCATTTTCACAATCGTCACAGTGCTGATTTACAAAATTAACAAAATAATTATAATATTCGTCCTTTTGTAGCATATTTGTCACTAAATCACATGTATATAAGCACTCTAGGCCATCTTTAAGTATAAGATACTCAATAAAAAGTATTACCCATGTGTGTAAAGTACTACAATGATCAAGCATGCCTAATTGTATTTTATTTTGATATCGAGTCCCTCTAACTACTAAACATTGTTTTAGTTTTGCTAGTAAGGCTTGATGTTGTTGTGGTGGTGGTGTCCAAGTCATAATTTTAAATTTTTAAATTGAATCTGGGTCGCTTTGACAATGGCTTATATTTAAATAATATCCCATTAATGTCTCAACACAGTTACATGGGCCATCACAACATGGTACCCACGCCATTCTATTACTATCTATGTTTCCAGGATCTAAAACGTCTGATATATGTATTGTAGCTATATCAGGTGATCCACTCCAAGGTGATATATTAGCACAAAAAGCTAATCCAGCACCATAAGTATTCAAAGGATCATCTACATATCCTGCAGTTCCAGATGCTTTTACTAATTTTGCTTTTAAGGCATTTCCTTTAGCAGCACTTAAACTATAAGCATGTGTAATAGCACCTACAATATAATCTCCCCATGTTATATATGTACCCGGGAAACACGTATTTGAAATAGCTATTATTCTTCTTTTAATTTGGCTAGTTCCTGAAATAGCATTGTCCTCACAACACTCGTCTGGCCAATTGGTATTACAAGGGTCACAAGTTAATCCTCCGTATGTAGATAAATCTGCCCAAATTCCATGTAATGAAACAATTCCATTACATAAGGTTTCTGCATTAGGCCAGCAATTATATGCAGCAAAATCTATTGCATTTTGCAATCCTAAAGTAACCATAGCTCCACAATCTTGCCATAATACTAGTGGATTAACTGCACATGTATCTATTGCTGTAGCCGGTACGGGTATACAATCAAATCTAGGACAGTACTCACAACAATCAGGTCTAAGATCTAAATCTAAATCAGGACATGGAATAGTTGCGGTCGAATCATAGTTTAATGCTTCAGGATCAGTACATCCTTCACCAGGATATATACAACAACAGTCACATGTAGCTGCCGCGTCATAATTTATTGCTGTTGCATCCATACACCCATAAACACAGTAATCACAACATGGTGGAACTCCTGTAGTGTTTGGAATAAGTGCTGGTGTAGATCCATCACAATTTGCAGTAGCTGCTGGATTGTAATTAGTAGCTGCTGGATCCATGCAATCACAAAGTGTAAAGTTACTAACTACAATTGGAACACAGTGTTCAGCACAAATTGCTTGAGGGAAATTAGCACAAGCATTCCACACTTCATCATGACAAAATTGATATGTATCATTTCCTGTAATAGGAGCACTATAAGTTGCGGTATATGACCCTGGATTAGGGGGCACAGTATCAACACCACTAGCAATAATAGCTCCGGAACTATTTTCAAATCTCCAAGTTATAGTTCCTCCACAAGCTGGATTCACGCCATTAGCCATACAATTAAGTCCAGCAAAAATAGTACCATTTGTAACACATCCTCCTGCAATATTTGTCCATGTAGTTACTCCACATCCACATCCACTTACCGTTGTACAACAAGGATTACAATTCTGATGTAATGACCAATCAGGCGGGTTAGCTGCATTTGTGTTAATAGCAGGTTGAACTGTATTACACGGTGCAGAATTATAATAATTAGGAGAACTAGAATTACTACAAACATTCACTAGTACATTTTGTTCTCCAGATTCAAAACATTGATCTCCTTCAGTATGACCTGTAGAAGGTATTAATTTATAAGCATACCAACCCCAATCTAATCCTGTAAATGTAAATGTTGGAATTGGTAATCCTCCTTGAGAAGAAATTAATATAGCTCCACCTGAACTCCAATCGTTACCATTTGCAGTAGTAGCATAAAGTTCAATAGTCCATGTTATTGGTGCAAAAGGAATATAATAAGACGTTACAGCCATTCCAGGAGCATTTCCAACTACTGATAAAGTTCCATCTGCTGGTGCTCCACAATTAGTAGATACCTGAGTGGAAGACGAAGTAGGTCCACTCGGACCAATTATATGTCCTAAATCATCTGCAGCTCCTACTATTTGAGTATAATCTTCAATCCATCCAGTTGTAGCATCACAATATCTACAATCTACAACTGAACTTCCAGTAGCAAATGGATCATAATTTAATGCAAGTGGATCAGTACACCCAGCTGTACATTGACTACATGATAAATCATCACAAACAGCTGCTGGATCAAAGTTACATACATCATATCCATCTACACAAGGGAATATACATGGATTACCCAAACTATCATTACCATTTATATCTGGATTTGATCCAGGGGTAGTATCTGTACATCCCATTGGACAACAAGGTCCAGGACATGTGCAAGTTGGACAATACCATGGATTTAATGAATCTTGACATCCTGCAGTACAATTTACACAACATGAAATATCTCCATAAGTTCCTGCGAATACATATGCTGTACTACCAGGAGGATTTCCAACGCAGTCACATGTTGCAGTTGCATCATAATTTCCAGGGAAAGAATAATTAACCCAATCCATACACCCATTCGCACAAGGTTGACAACATGAGTCATATCCAAGATTCATTGGTCCTGAAGTAGCATCTCCAGGTATTGTTAAAGGATCACCATTACAATCACAGGTTGCTGTTGGATCATAATTTATATATCCAGGAGTTACTGCACATCCTGTATTACAGTACTCACAACAACATCCATCTGCATTTGTTAAAATAGTTTGACCGCCTACGCATGGGGCTCCAAACGTTCCATCACAAGGACAATCTGCTGTTACATCATAATTAGTTGCTACAGGATCCATACATCCATAAGTTGTACAATATAAACAACAATCATTATCATTTACTATATTATAAGGATTAACACTATTACAAGGGCATCCCGCTGAAGCATCAAAGTTTATAGCAGTTGGGTCAGTACATCCAGGATAAGTACAACATGTAGTTGATGCTCCTCCCATTACTTGATCACAATCCGCGCATGCAGCTGCATCATAATTACAAGCTCCAACTAAAGTAGCATGATTCGCATTAACGGTTGTAATATCTGGGCATCCATCTATTAAACAACAAGAACCATCATCACAAGTTGCAGTTGGGTCAAAATTAAAAGCTAATGGATCTGTACATCCATAAACACACGGAATACAACAACAATCAGGTCCGGTTTGGCCTAAGACGCATGGAGGCCCGTATAAAGCAGCTAATGGATCTGAATCATCACAATGACAAGTAGCAGCAGAGTTATAATTAGAAGCTAATGGATCCATACATCCGTATATACAACAAGCTGGTGTAGGAGTTCCTACTGTTACTTGCCAAGATGTAGCAAACATTCCTAATGTTCCTGATCCTATAGTTGTAGCTGTATTTACATCTATAAGACTCCAAGCTAAATAATTTCCAATAATATCAGGAGGAACTACTAAACAAGTCTCTACAAGATAACAATCATCTTCAGCACAAAATATATCAGCTGAGAATGTAGTAATAGTAGGATATGCAACACTATTTGAAGTCCAAGTATATGGTCCATATACTGTTCCTGTATTTTGACCTGTAAGAGTAATAGTACAAGTATCCCATGCTAGATCCATTCCACTTAAATTATCATCAGATAATACTAATTCAATTTCAGTTTGTCCAGGAGGACACCCACAACAATCATTATCATCTGTCCCATCACATAATGTACAACATGGGCAGGTAGCTAGTGGATTATAATTTCCTGCTGTTGGGTCCATACAACCACATACAGGTAAAGTAATAGCTTGTGTATATTCATGATTACATACTGTTCCGTCTGCATAAGTTACTGTAGCAATCCATTTATATGTACCATCTCCATTAGCAAAGTATGGTGCTCCAGAGTTAAGTAGTGTATTACAATCTTCTATAATTGAATGTGTATATGTTGTATTTACCCCACTATCTGTCTGCACATTAGCATTTATAACAGTAAATACAGCAGGAGCAATTTCATATGAAAGTGACCATACAACAGTGGTAATAGGAGATGGACCTGGAGTAGGGCAAGTTAACATAACCCACATATCTACTACACATGGACCATTTGTTGCTCCAGTTCCAGAAGTTAATCCAGTACATTGAGCACAAGGAGTTGGATAAATACAACATCCATCATCATATCCAGGATTAGTAATTGTAAACCCAGCACAATTATCTAATAAGTTTGTGGCAGGTGTTCCAGGATATAATGATCCAAATCCTCCCATATTATTAATATATGTCATAGGCATAGACCCATCATCTAAACATGCAATACAACTACCATCATCTATAGTAGCTCCAGCATTATAATTTGTAGAATTAACATCTGTACACCCATATGTAGCAACACAAACTGAACAATTAGTCGTAGCATGTGTTGCTGCTACTGTTGCAGGAACAAGAGCAGGATTAGGTAGTGGTAATCCAGGTCCTGGTAAGGGAAGCATAGAATAATTATATGTATTAGGTAAAACAGGCCATGTATCATGACATACCTGTCCCACATATTCCCAGCATGTAAGTGTAGTACCCCATCCACCACCATTAGTATAATATGGCATCATCACTGTTTCTCCCGGAAGAATTGAAGCTCCTAATGCAGTTTCGAAAGCATCAAACCAATCTTGATTGTCATCTACAGTTTGAGCTATTGTACTTGCAACAGGAGCAAAGAATTCATTGGATCCATTACATGTCTGAAATATATGCCAATAATGACAACAAGAATTCCATCCTACAGCAGTAGTACCTGCAGCTGTACCATCACAGTTATTAGTCCAAACATTACTATAATCACCAGCACAAACATCTAAACATCCATTTGTACCATATGTACAAGTTCCATCATCACAATCAGCTGCTGCATTATAGTTAGATGCTAAAGGGTCTGTACATCCACATACTTCTAAAACTACAGCAGTTATTGGACTACTATAATTACATTTTGTACCGCTAGCACCTCCATAATATAATGAAATATTTACTTGATAATTTCCGGCTCCATGAATAAACTCATCTATTGAATTAATACAATCATAAGAATATGTTGCACTAATAGGGTCTGTAATAGGGAGTCCTGCAAAACTTGTTCCTGCAACTAAAGTATTAGCCCCACCTGGATCAAATCTTAATTCAATATCATAAGTAGCAATTACTCCATTTGTAATTAAATCACATGTAAATAAAAAGTCATAATCAGTTGGACATGGATTTGATGCATTTGCAGTAAAGGTATTTGTTATAGAAGGAGGATCACAACAAGGATATATACAACAACTTGTATCAGGACCTCCTAACGTACATAAACAATCAGCATTATAAGATGCACTATAATTAGCTGCAGTTGGATCCATACAGCCTTCATAAAGACAACAAGTATCAACTCCCCATGTTCCTCCAAGTATATAAGCTGCACTTCCTGGCAGATTATTATTACAATCTGTTGTACAGCCTACACAGGTATTACACGCAGCTGGATCCATACATCCTGGTATACACATAAAACAAGAGCCATCATCTATACAAGCCATTGGATCGTAATTACACATCATTGGATCAGTACATCCTAGTGTAGTACAACAAGCAATAGTACTATTAAATGAAGATTGATGTAGTACAATTTCAATTAAACTATTTGTACAATTTCCCCAATCAGCAGATCCTATAGTATTACTTATTTGTGCTCCAGTCGCAGCTCCAGTTATTAATTGATGACAGGTATTTATAAGAGCATCAGTGATAGGTCCAGGTGTAGTAACTGTATGATATACAAACCCTAATGCATTCGTAGTTCCTATAAGTACATTTCCTCCTCCATTTAGCTCTAGATGTATATCATAACCAGTAACTGGTACACCAAATTGATCTACTACACTTATAGCTAAACAATGACAATCTGCACACCCACAAACTCCACTTCCTCCTAATGTATATAAAAAAGGAGTTATAGTATTAACAAAACTAGTTGTTGTTACTCCCACATCAAAATGTTGTTGAGCTAAATCCCATCCATAATTATCTAAACCACCATATCCTGCATCATGTAGAAGAGCACTTCCACTTCCTCCAGGAACATTATTAACTCCTACACAACAAGAGTCAGCATTGTTTTCATCCCAATATGTATTTCTTCTTTGAGGACTTTGAAATGCAGATACTCCACTATATCCTACATTTAAAGCTGTTCCAAAATTAGTAGGAGAAAACGGTAATTGTGAATAAAAAGCTTGCCATCCCGGATCAACACTTCCTTCAAACCATGTATCTTCAAATATTCTAAATCCAGGCCCATGCCAAGAACTAAGGTTGGTAGGAAAAGTTAAAAAATCAAAAGGATATAATGCTGAAGCTGTTCCAGGTAGAAAATGACCATCTTTGACAGGTTTATTACCACTTCTAATTGCAGCAAATCCATGCATAACTAATGCAGAAAGTAACCATCCATTTCCCATTGGATAGAAAAAACAATTATTTGATTTCCCAGCTGCATCCCAAGTATTCCAAGCATTTTTATATTTTCTATACATCCCTTGAAATGGTGAATTTGTTGTAAAGTTATTTCTCCATGATGAGAAATTCTCATCTGAATTATCTTGATTTTTAGGAGTAAGTACAACTGGAGATGCACCTGGATTATTAGTATTAAGCATAAGAGTATCCCAAGCCGGAGCAGTTTTAAAAGCAGCCGGTCCTACAAACCAAAAAGCACTAAGAATTGTAAAATACCCAAATGCATTATGGACTGCCGCTGGATCCCACACTCTATGCTCATCCATCCAATTAGAAAGCCATACTGAACTCTCAGCTTCATCAAGAAACATAATAGATACTGGATCATTTACTGCACACATAGTAGTCCAATGTGGCATATTTGCTTCTCCAGCTGGAGTATTATACCAGCCACGAACAGCAACAGGATATGAAGGAAGAAATCCTCCGGGAGGTGTCCAAGTAGCTGAAATCCAAGAATTAATTTGTTCATAGGGAACAGTTATAGCTGGTATAACATTATTATACTCATCTCTATCTATACTATGAGTTAATCCATGAGTCCAATTACCACCTGGTGCAGGTGTAGTATCTACCTCTCTAGACATCTTCATGTACCAATTTTCAATATTATTAGCTACGATCCAAGCTGCTATTTTTATTTCATTATATAAATAACTATTAGTAACATTAGTATTTGCTATTCCTGGTAATCCGCTTTGCCAAATAATGCCGGAAGCACCTGCCGATGGACTAGGATCTTCCATTGGATAATTACCTTGTTCTAACCATCTTTCTCTATTAGTCATTATATGATATTGTTCACCAGCCCATCCAGCAGCTTGTTCAGCGTCTAACCAAGTTTTAACAGTAGAATATGTTTTTATTACTTGAGTTGTTCCCCAAGATGAAGTATCATACCATATATAAATATCATTACTAGGACCTAATTGTCCTCCCCCACAATTAGGGTTTGCCCAAGGAGGAAATGGAGCACCAAATGGATGGTGTGTTCCAGTCACAGTACAGACACCTCTTGTTATAATTTGTACAGATCCAGATTGATTAACATTTGGTACTTGATAAAGAGATACTCCATTTGCAGTTATCCAATCATTTACTGAATTACACCACGTCATACCAGGTAAGAATTGCCACCCCTGCCATCCAGCACTATTTAGATTATATTCATAATTTAATAATGCTGTACCATTACCTAAATGTAATATAATTTCTGGCCATCCGTTCGAAGCATTAGGTTCACAAATTTCATCATAAATGATATCACATTTACCTGTTTGTGTACACGTATGTTTATACTTATGCTGAACATGCATATGCCATGAAAAGTATCCTTCTCCTACACCATCATTAGCAGGTATCCAATTAAATATTCCTAATTCATCTTCTAGAACCCTATTATAATCTAACATAGGAGTACTTCCTGCAATAGTTGGAGGTGGTACAGTACTCCACCACATATTACTACCCTGCCCATTTACAACTATAGCTTGAAAAGCCTCATGAGTTCCACCGTTTGCAAAAGGATAACCTTTGATAAAAGTATCTAGGTCATCAGTAGTATTTGTAGCAATATCAATTAAATTTGTATTTAATGTGCCATTAGGATCCAACATAATATTAAACCATACCATTTTATGTGGTCCTCCATTATCAGCACTATTCCAAAAATGTCCACTTTCATAAAAAGAAGATGTTCCATTATTATCACAAGTTTCTTGGCCAGCCCATGCAATAGTTTTTGGATTTGCGCTCCATAAAGCTCCTCCTGCTCCTATTTTAGTGTCCCAACTCTCTAGATCATGATAACATCCCCCAATAACCATTTCAACTGGGTAGACAGCAACATGTCCATTTAAAAGATCATCAAACGTTAATTCCATGTGCATGATGAATCCAACATCATCTGTGCAATTCAAGCTTTCCATCTTCATTATATAATAACGCTGGTCAGCTAAATTCTGTGCGGAATTTTGTCTAATATGAGGGCCGTCAAAAGTTACTACTATTGTTGGTTGACTGGCGGGAGCACTCCATGCAATATTAGCATCTGTAGTAAGTATAGACCACGGATCTAATAATGTAGATGTATCATTAGGTTGGGCTATTATAGCATAAGCAGTGTGATGATCTTGCCTCCATGCGTGTATACTAAATTTAAAAATACCATCCATAGTAGTTAAATTTTAACAATCACATCCGCATGATAAGTCACATATATCTTTTGCTGTATTATATTTATCATAAGCATCTTGTAAATATCCTGTATTATAAGACGTTATATCTAATAAACTAGCTGCTCTTTGAGCAGAATTTAAAAGAAGAAAAATTTTCTGAGCTTTTGCTAATGCTTTAGAACATTTAGCACAATTACAATCGCATTCAACTAGCTCACGAGTTAATGCGGCTAAACAACAATCTATATCACAATGAACAACAAGACCATTAGCATCTGTTAAAACAGCAGCTACATCCCACTGTACTTCAAATACTCCATTACCTCCTAAAGTTACAGTACCAGTTGTAGTATCTCCAGGAGCAGCAAATGTTACAGCTGTAGTTATAGTTGGTATTACTCCTGCAAAGTCTTTTATTACAAGGTTGCCAGTTGTACCAGCACCACTACCATCTATTATTGCATAATCTAGGTCTTTACAGTCACCACTGACTACTAATGAATCAATCATAATGTATAGAATTTAAAAAAAAGATTAGTGGGGGTATTTCACCCCCAGTAATCTTTATAAGGTTAATTTATATAGTTAAACAAGCAAAGTTAAGTGAAGTTGCACCTGAACATGCGTTACAAGTTCCATCTCCAAAATAACAATTAAGAATAGTTGCTAAACATCCCATAGCTGTACCATTAGGTGTTCCTGCAACAATTTCTCTTTCTGCTACTACTATTTCAATTAAATTATCTACACCATTAATACCAGAAGAAGTACTTCCATCTTTTGTAGCTACAATTACAATAGTATCCCATCCGTCTTCAGCTGTTATAGCTGTTGCTCCAGTTGAAATTTCTGCTGCAGGAGTTTTAGGTAAAGTACCTGCTCTACTGTAGTCACCATAAGTTGTACCTCTGATATCTTCTTCAAATTGTCTGATATGGAAACCAGAACCGTATCCTGCATAAGGTTGAGTTGTATATGCACACGTAACTAATCCTCCATTAGACCCATCCAAACCTTCAGATGCAGCTGTCCAATTAGAAAGCTCTTCAGCTACACTACCATCAGCTTTAACAGCACCTTTTCCATGTCCTGTAAAAGTTAATAATCCAGCACCATTATCTGCTACAGTACTAATCCAATGAGGAAGATCCACACTGATCATGTTAAATAATCCTGTTGCTTGTAATGTTGGTGTTAAACCAGCTGCTCCACTAAGAGTATATGATTTAAATTCTGGTTCTCCATTAGTTACATTAACTAACTTTAATGTTATATCTGCTGCTACTGTTAAGTTAGCCCCACCAGTTGCAAAGTCAGCTGTTGCTACCCCTGCTACTTGTAGTACTGCACTTTGTCCAGTATAGTTGATTACATTTCTACCCCAAATCCATGGAGTTACGATTTTACCGTTTGCTGCTGAATACATTGCGAAACGTATTTCAGGTGCTTCAACGATCGTATCGTTTGCTGCTAAAGCTGTTGAGCCACTTGCAGATCTTTTTTCGATGTAGATATTACCAGCTGTAGACGTGTAATGGTCTCCAGCTTGACAATCTCCGTAAATTAAATGTCTTGCCATTTTCTTTTGTTTTTAAAATTAATAATTATTCATTCTTACCCACTTCTAATTCATGGGATTTATATCTAGGGTCACTAAACCCTTCTAACAAACTACTAATTGTCATATCCACAAGTGTTTGATGCATATGGTTAGGCAATTCGCAGCTTTGCTGCAAAGGTAGTGAAATCTCTGCAGGTTCCTTAATATAAAGTATTTTTACTTCATCTATTAAAAATATATCACTCGTATATATATCTAAATACTCGTCTCTAATAGTGTATATAGGTTTTTTGTGTGTTGTTGTATTAAAAGGATCAGATAATGATGCATATATATCATCTTGTTGATTAAATGCATTTGGTGCATCTGTCATTAATATATTAGAAGTAGCTGTTCGTTTTTCATTATATGGAACCTCAACTTCTAATGGTAAAGCTCTAGAATATACAGATGTAGGAGGGGTAGTTGTATCGGTCCCTAAAATCTCAGTTACTGGTAAAATAGCGTTAGGATCTAGATTAAATGTCCATCCTCCAGCAAATGTTGCTAAATCTATTACTACTATAAATTCACCTGGAAAATTTAATGATTGTCCTGGTACACCTGTCTCCCAAAATATAGATACACCTGCTGCTCCAGTTCCATTAGCTAAGATATCAGCTTGAATAGTTGCAGCATCATCTACTCCAAATACTAAACTATTAGGATTCAGCCAAATATCTACTACTCCACTAGTAGTTAAATCAGACGTATTTTCATACAGACTAATTTCATCTACTAATAGATTTCCTGTATTTGTAATAAATTCAAAATAAGGTAATCTATAATAAATTAATGTTTGTGGAAAGCCCATAGTCCATACTAAATCATTAGTACATGTTGCACTATACGAGATTGAAGATATAGAATTTATTAAAAACATATATTCATCTGGTAATTTTGCTGTATCTACATAAAATTGTTTTCCTTTAAGATTTATAGCTTCTTTATATGTACAAGTAACTATTGTTTCCCTAAGTAAACTTCTAATATCATCAATTCGTTTTTGACTCTCTTCAAATCCTTTTTGATATACATTATTTTTACCGTAAGATTTATTAATAAGTTTTCCTTGAACTTTATTAAGTTCTAACTCAATTTCTTCAGGTAATAACAAATCGGCTTGGAGTGAATTGATTTTATCCACTCCTTGCCGGATTGCTAAATGCATTTCATTTACATTCATGTTATAGTGCTAATTCTTTAAGTTTAGCTCTTAAAATTGTTAAAGTTCCAGAATTCTTTTTATTTTTTAAATAAACTACAGTATCTTCCATTGTTTCACCTAATACTTCATCAATAAAAATTACTTGATTACCAATTTTTCTTAAAACTCCAGCAGTAACCATTTCTTCAACTTCTGCTTTTACTTCTAAATTTTTATCTATAGCTACTCTAATAAACTTTTTAGGTTCTTTATCTTTAAGATCATATAAAGCTGTTTCAACCTGATCATCTGTTAAACGATCTGGATTACTCGCAGACATAAGTCTATAAACTCGCCTCATATTTTTTATATTTGACGATACTTTAATAAATTCTTTATCTGCATCTTTTTTCAATTTAACTTGATTGTTTTTAACTTTATCTTCTCTTGTATTATCCTGAATGTAAAATCTTTTATTAAAATTTTGATCCATTTCCTCCTTTGTAAGTGATACATGAGGATGTTTTAGAGCAAATCGATATTTAATATAATCCATTACATTATTAGGATTGCCATCAGCATCTAAACTGATGTCTAACTCTACTCCTGTAAATCCTACAGGAATTGTAAGTTCTGCCCAGAAATTTTTAGAATGTTTTGGCCAATCAACATGATCGGGTGAAACATCTAATATTCCCTGCATAAACTTTTTTTCTTCTTCAGGATTAAATCCTTTTAAAGGTTGTCTATTTACATAAACACTACTAAGCTTTGATATTGCTTCAGCTCTTACTGCTTTAGGTAGATGATTTAATACATCTTTCCTTCTGATAAATACTTTTTTCATAATAATAGTTCTTTTAAAGTTTTAATTAAGTGGATGTAAAGAATAACTCTCCGTATAATTATTAATTAAAGAAGCGGGGGGATTGCTCCCCCAGCAACTCTAATCAAAAACCAATATATAGACGCAAATTAATGCCAACTTAAGATGCTGTACAAGTGATGTCTAAAGAGGTATCAAAACGTCTTAACGCGATACCTGCAGTTTTCAACATATGTACAGACGCACCGTCTACATCAGACGCTCTAGTGGAATTACCATCAAAGCCTCTAGGGATCACCGATCCAGCTACACACCATCTCATAGACTCACGACCTTTCTTAGAGATCATTTGAAGGTTATTTTGACCATCATAATTTGATTGATCAACAAATACCATTCTATAAGATTCAAGTGAATAACCTGTAGTAGGGTGTTTTGCACGAGCTTGTGCAACTGCACCATGATCAAACATAGGAATTTTTACTACATTCACACTATGTCCATCAATATGCTCGTACGAAGTGAAGTATCCAGACATTCCTAAAGATCTTCCTGATCCCGTGATAAATCTGTTTTCTCCACCTACTTTCCAGCCACCAGCAGCTCCACCGAAGTGGTTTTTAAGAGCTTCGTCAAATTCACGAGCTCCGCCAGTTCCTGTATACAATGTAACTTGTTTTGCAGAAGCGTCAGTCATACTATAAAATAAATCACCAATAATATTTTTCAACTTAGTTTCTGTCATAACAGAATAAGTATCTTTATTAACGATTTGTGATAATAGTCCAGGACCTATAATTACAGGCTGGCCATTCTCATCTTTCATAGAAGTTAAACCATTAGTATCGTAAGTTTTCTCACCATACCAGTAGTAATTTTCACACTCTTCTTTAAAATCAAGCATATGTAAATATTCTTCATAATCCATCCAAAGTTTAGTAGTTTTTCCTCCTTTCGTTGGAAGAGAGAATTCTGCTACATAATCTTTAGCGTTTCCAGACATATGGTAAGATTTTCTAACCGTAGTTAGTTTGTTTCTTACTTTACCTGGAGTTTCCCAGTTTGAAGCGTTACCTCTTGAGAAGTCCGTTCCAACTGGTGCATACATTTGTGCCCATAGTGCACCTGAGTCACAATCAACTGTTGGTACAGTTGCTGTAAGTGAAGGATTTACTATTTGACATGTGTATGTCCATTCATTTCCGCCCGCTGCCATTTCTGGTTCTTTCATAATACGTACTTGTACTCCTGATTGGGAGATTAGTACATATGGAAAGATAAACCATTTGTCAGGGAAGGTTAACTCAAAGGATGCTCCTCCAAGTCCTATGTTTGCTGCTGCATTTGGCGTAGATACAGGTCTAGTCCTCAATCTGTGTGTTGCCACACGATACTCATATTCCAACCTGTCAATAGACTTAGTGTTACCAACGCCTTCAGTTAAGAAAGACAATGGAAAACGTTTGTCGTCTTTTCCAGCTAAATGAGTAATTATTGGTGATAGTTCCGTAGGTTTAGCCAAAAGCGCATTTGCTAGACTGTTCATATCAGTCATTTGCGTATCGTTGTAAAACGATTTTTGTACGCTGATGTTTGTTCCGTTCGGCATTTTCTTAATTATTTATAGGGTACCTATTTCCCTGTTAAGGTATATTTTTAAATACTTAAATCTAGATCATCTATATCAAATTTAGTGCTTCGTCGTTGTCCTGCTTTTGAACTTTTAGTTCTTGATTCATTCCTAGAAATTCTATCTTTTAACGATCGTACACTTTGTGTTTTAGCTTTCGTATTAATAATGGTATCCAGATCAAATCCTTTAAACATTAAATAATCTATAGCTAATTTCACATCCATATCTGCTTCTAAATGATCTACATCTCTTTGCGTATATCCTTCCTTATTTATAGGAGTAGATAAATACGCATAGAAATCATTTTTATCTTTTTCTGATACTTTTAATCCTGCAAACTCTCTTGAAGTTTCTATAGTATCTGAGATTCCACTCCAAAATGTTTCTTGTTGTTGAGCGGTTTCTTGTTGTTTTACTTTTTGTTTTTCTATTAATTGTGCTTTTTCTTCATCTTGATACTTAGCTAAAGCTTTACGTGCAGCTTCTGATCTATCACGTAATTTACCAGTATCCTCATAATCTTCAAGCATCTCTTTAATAAATTCAGTTTCATGTCCTTTCATTGCTAAATAATCTCCTAAAATAGCTTTCTGACTTCTTGAGTCATTATCTGCTATACTTAAGTTATTATAATCCACATTAGGATCATTCGCATTCATAAATTCCTGAGATTGTCCTCCATTTAATACATATTCTAAATGTTGTTTTACCAATGGAAATTTATTTAAAACTGTGTCTATTCTTTCATCTGCCATTTGAGAAGCAATATCTTTAGTCATCTCAATTAGTCCTTCTGAAGTATCATCATAGTTTGCACCATCTACTTCATAACCTAGATTATCTAAAACTTCATTGATTATACTTTCAGAATCTTCTTCTTCATCTTCTTCAAGTTCATCTATATGATCATCTTTAGTATCCTCTTCTTTTTCTTCCTCCTCTTCTTGTTCCGGAATTTCAGGATCAATTTCGTCAAGTGTAGGAGAATCTGTATCTTGTTCGATGTCATCTAAAACCGGAGTCTCCTCAGTTTTTGTGACTTCTGGTTCTACAGCAATTTCTTCTGTAGATTCCATTGCAACACCTTCTCCTGATAATACGTCATCAAAAGTGATATCGTCTAGTTGAATTTTTTCATTTGGGTCCATTATATATATTGTTTTAAGTTACAAAATTAGTTAATTATAGCGTTTAATTTTTGGTTTTTATTTTTTCTATATGTCTATTATTATATAACACTTACCATGCTAATCTTTGCTTGTATCCACCCGTCTTTTGTATTGATGCAGTTAATACAGCATCTTCCTCAGCAGTATAAGGTTGTAGTCGTCTATTAATATAACGATTAATTTGACTAATATATGCTTCTGGATTTTCATCATTACTCAGTTTATCACGCGCATGAAGTGCAAACTCTTTACCAAATAATGACTCTAGTCTTCCCCAGTTAGTACCACTAAGATCTGAAGTCTCTCCAAAATAACCTTCACGAAGTAATTCAAGTTGTGCATCAATACTCATTCCCTCATTCTGTCCAAATTTAAATAATTTACCAGAACCTTGGTTATGAGTTAAAATTGTCATATTACGTACATCTTGTTCTGTTAATCCTAAACTTGGATTATCTGTAGCATATTTACTAAGCACAGCATATCGACGTGCAAATCTATCTATAGTATAAGCTAATGATCTCGAATCTTGATCATCTATATTAGCATCATTTAAATTATAATAATCAGCTGTACCTTGTGCAGTTCCATCTAATTTTATTTTTAAAATTCCTCTGGATACAGCTCCTCGGTCACTCTCTTCACCTATAATATTTCTTAGTATTCTTGATTTTGCTATCTTAGTATCAGTTGGTTTATTTAATCCTAAATGTGATTCATGCATTGCTGTAGCTAAGACAGCTTCACTTAACCAATTATGATCTATTTCGATTCCTAAATCACTTGTAATTGGAGCAACATTATTTTTTACAAAATTAATATTATCATTTAAAATTTCTTTTTCCTTATCTGTATAACCTATTAAAATTTTATTATCTACTTTATTGTTTTTATCACCAATTTCTATAGTATCTACTTTTTCTCTTTTCTCTGCAAGAAACTCAATGTAAGCATCATTATCATGTTGGATTTCTTCTGACTCATATTGATATTTCCATTGAGGTTTATTTGTTTTTGGAGAGGTTACCCAAGCAATTCCACCCCCAGTAATATCATTATACGCATCTTCATGCACTATTCCTCCCGCTCCTGTAGCATTAATTTGATGACTAATATAGGGAACTCCATCTCTAATTTCAGTTACCCATCCTACGTGTGTATTATATGAATCTCCAGTATGTCCATCATAAGCTGCCTCCCATTCTCTTGAATTGTCATATACAAGGCCAACTACATCTCCAACTTGAAATATTTCTGCTGAAGGTTGATTAGTTTTTCTATGTACTATAGATTTTGTTCTTGCATCATTTGCATTTAAAACATTATCAAAATCTGAATGATTATAAATACTAAATTTTTGTACTCCTCCATGATCTATTATATTTTGTTCCATTGTCCAGGCATGTCCACCAACTCCCATTCCCCAAGCATCGTATCCTTCTCTTTCATATTCATTATTTACATATTCTGCACACCCATCTTCATAACAGAAACTATCTCTGTTTGCAGGATCAAAATATAAGGATTGTGTAGTTTGTAATTTATCCATCAATACTTGTTCATAAGCTAATTTTGTCATAGGTCCAAATTTTCCATCTACTCCATCTTTATTTGGTCCATATGATCCAAGCATGTCCCCTCGACCAGATGCAATAATTTCTCGTTGTATCTCTTCTACATCTTCTTGATTCATCCTAGTGTATTGTCCAAAATAAGTTTTAACAACTTCTGCAGCAGATTCTTTGACTTCTTTTTCTGCACGTATCTGATTGTTCTGTTCGATATTCCTATCATAAGACTCGTACATGTCTTTTACGTTTACATCAGTTAAGTTATGATCATAAACTTCAGGTTCTTTTTCATCTTCCACTACTTCTGGTGCATCTTCAGGTTCCTCAACTGTTACTGTAGGTATTATAGGGACTTGGGATTGAATTTGATCAGTTGGTAAAGGTTCTATTTGATATAAATCATTATCATAAAATCCTCCATCTTGTTTTTTAGTAGATTTTCTATTATTCCATTTCTTCCTTTCTTCATCTTTATATTTTTTAGGTAATTTATCCCAAGAATATTTTACTTTACTCTTATCTTTTAAAGTATAACTAAAAGATTTCTTATGATATTTTCCCCAAAATTCAAATATTTGCTCGTCAGTAGGAGGTTTCTTTCCTTTAACTAATTTATCAAAAGCATCTCGTTGTTGTGTACCATGATAAATTTTCTCAATTAAAAAGATAGCATCTTGATCTTCTTTATCAAATGTTGAAAAATCTGAAGATGAATTTTGATAATTATCCTTTAATTTATTTACAGAACTATGATTTGCTTCTCTAAAATCTATATTACCTTTATTTTCTAAAAACTGTTTAGTAACATTTACTGCAGTATTACCACTTCCGTCTTCAGTATTCTCAAATTGATATGTTCCTCTACCAGGTCCATCAAATGGAACTCTTTTACCATCTACTGTTTTATAAGACACCTGCTTTTGTTCAGGATTATTATATGACTCATGATTACCAATTGCACTCATAACTGTTCTAACGTAATCCATATTTCGCCCTGTCTTAATTAAGTAATTTTTTGTAATTGTATATAAAGATTCGTGTCCAGCATCGTGAGTTGCTCTAACTTGAGAAATATATTGATCTGTTTGTGAAGTTGCAGGTTTAATCCCATCTATAACTCCTTGTGGAACTTTAGAATCTCTACCTCCTCCATTTTGATACTTTCTTAATCCTCCTTTTTTAAAAGTAGTAAATGGATTTTTACCATCATTTGTAAGTTGTCTTATCTCATCTCCACTTAAGATTCCTTTAGATTGTCTTATAGGAATATTTTGTTTCCCTACAATTTGAGTTGTTGTACTAATTCCTGGAGGATGTATAGTATTAGTATTTATCACTCCTCCATGAGGTATCTTATCAAGACTTTTAATATCCGTGCTTGTATTAAATATCCCCATACTAGGATCATTATGTCCATAATTATCTAACCCACTTATTCTGTCATATATCTGATCATTACTAAGTTTTGAAACATCATCCTCAAATATATTTATTTTTGAAGTATATGCACTTCTGTCAGGGGCTCTACCATATCTAGAATGTGTTTGTCCTGGAAAATCTCCATAATATACAACATCACTGTTACCACGTACACCACTAAAACCCGCTCGATTTCCTACTCCTCCAGTAGGAGTTGTACCCATAAACTCAGCTAATTGTTTTGGGTCGCTAGGATCAAATCCATATTTCTCTGCTGCTTTTAGTAATTCCTCATTTCTCATAACGTTACCATTTATATTAACAGTACGATATGCATTATTTCTTGAAGAATACTCCTTAAGTAAATCTTCTCTAGTAGTTATTTGTTTATATCCAGCATCACTATTTTTAACTATACCTGGTTGGTGTAAATCAGATAATTGTTTATTTAATTGTGCTTTTTTTCCTCTATCTAGAACATTATAAACTTTTTTACCAACGTTTTTACCCTGTTTAAGAACAGCTCCTCCAGCAAATGGTACGGCTATACCTGCCATTGAAAGACTTGCGTCACCATAATTACCTCTGTATGTAGATGCCGCAGCACTTAAAAGATCTCCTACTTCTGAAACAATTGGAATACCTGTCATACCTATAGCATCTCCCGCTTTAACAGGATCTGTTAAAAACTCTGTTATATCTTCCTTAGCTTGTATCACATGTTTTTTTGTTGCCTCTTTATCATCAGCTACTTTTACATTTTTTTCCTCGAAAGTCATTGGAGTCCCATCTTTATTATAGTACTTAGAACCTTGAGTTGTACTTACAGTATTAGAAAGAATTCCTTTATTTTTTGCTGTCTTTGTCGTACCAGTCTTTTCTTCTTCTAAGAATTGGTTAATAAACGCATCCTTATCAAATCCAGCATCTTGATATTTTCTTACACCACCTTTTTGATAGGTACCAGGAGATTCAATAACAGTTCCTTCATCTTCTCCCATAGAAAGATTTTGTATTCCTGGAGGAACAGATTTATATGATCTAACTAAATTACCTTGATTGTCAACTTTTTTAATGTCTATAGGTTCAGACATTCCTACAGTATTCATAGGACCTGAAACATTTGGAAATACCATACTAGATCCAGGAGGCGCTCCTCTTAAACCTTGCTCTTGCTCTGCTTTAGTTCGAGCAACTTTAGCATTTGCAATCTGCTCTTTTTTAATTAGATCTCCTATAGATCCTTTATAATCATTAGCAAGAGCTGACTTTAATATCTCAAATTGTTTTTCTAATGCATTCATTTCTTAGTAGTTCCTGAACTTGGCTTAGGTTTTGCTTTTGCAATTTTCTCTTTAGACTTAATTTCTTTACCTTTAAGTTTAAGTTCATCCCTTCTAATACTTTCATCTGCTTTATTAGCTCTTTCTTTTTCATCTGCTTCTTTTACTTTAGTATCAGAATCTTGCAATTTAACTCCTATCTCTTGATCGCCTTGTACAGAATCTAAACTAATTCTAGCATTATTGTCATCCGCATGAATCATAGCAACTTTAATTTGAGTTTCTCTATCTTTTTGCTTATTCATGTTATCATTCTCTAGAACATCTTTAGCTTGTTCAAGTTTTTGTTGCTCAATTTCATTTTTAGATTGTTGTTGTTCTTGTTCTAATTGTTGTAACTGTTTCTCTGCAGCAGCTACTTTTGCTTTAATAGATGAGAAGTTTTCAGATTCTAACATATGAACTATAGTTGAAGACGGAACTCCATTTTGAATCATTGATTGCGATAATTGTTTTATTAGATCTAACTTTTCTTGCTCTTTACCAGAATCTTTAACAAAAATACCATAATTTGATTCCATATGAGACATGCTATCAATATCTAGAAATTCTTGAGTTCCATCAGGCATCATAAAAGCAGCTTTCTTTCCGTCAATCCAAGCTTCTTTAGAATAATCTAACATTGCTTGTAAATCTCTTTGTTCCATTCTATTAAACTTTTTAAATAAATCTTCTGTAATATGGGATGATTGTACAATTGCTTGTTGAGCAACTGCTTTACCTTCATATGGACCTACTGTACCTTGTCTTTGTCTATTAACTCCAGATAATTTTTCCCATTCAACCATAATTGACTCTAATAATGCAATATATTGATCAATAGTTTTAATTGACATATCCATTACAGATTGATGTTGAGGATTTAATTGTATTCCTTCTTTATTATAATCTACCCAAGCTATTCCTGTACCTTCAACATAATACATAAACTTATCCATATCCCATTTTTTAGGGATCATATTAATATCAAATTGAGCGATAATGTCTTTACTTCTTGCAATAGCAAGTTCTAATCTATATTTATAGATATTATATGTTAATTGAAATGGGATCCCGAGAGCTACTAAAGAAATATTTTGAGCGTTTGTATCTGAATAATGTCTTCCATTTATAGGAAGTTTACATGTAGATTCATTATCTAAAGATTCTCTTTGATTAGCTATAGGATTAATATTAATATACATTCGTCCATCAATTCGTGTACCTTCCCAAACTTCATTTACCCACATCCAAGAAATTTTAGCTCCTTGAGCTTTCATTTCTGCAGGCATTCTGAATCCATCTTCTACCTCTTGTTCTTCCATAGCTCCAGTCAAAGGATCTAAGTAAGATAAAAACCCTACTCTTTTCCTAGATTTCCAATATACATTTATAACCTCTAATAATCTATTTCTATAAGCATTAGGATCTTTACCTGATGAACTCGCATACATTAAATAAGAGTCTGCTTCTGAATGAGTAGGATTTTCTAAATTTAAAACTTGTTCTTCAGTTAACCATTCATAATATTGATCAACAACTGTAGACGCATGCATGTATTTTCTAATTAATGCCCAATCTCCATCTTCAACAAACTCTAAATCTGGGTCTAAATCATAATCTACATCAATTGGATTTAATACGTCTAAGAATGGTTCTCCATTTCTAACTCCTCTATGAGTATAAGTTTCTCCAGCAACTAAAAAATGAAACCATGCCTGACTAAATTTATCTTCAGCTTCTTGCTGAGCCATAACATATGTTAAAGCATGTTGTCCTTTAATAGCTCTGTTATCTACATACGAATTCTCAAATTGATCTGCTATATGTTGAGGTAACTCTATATCATAATTATCAATGCCTGTATCTACTCCTCGAGCATTCATTTGATTAACAAACATTTCTTGCATACCTCTCATAATAGCGTCTTGTTTTGACTCTTCTTTAATTGAGATTGCATCTGCATTTTTAACTACAACGGTGAAATTGAGAGGTCTTTTAGACTTTTCTCCGAGAAGGAGATCAATTATAGGCTTTATAATAGGATAGTTACGCATTCTAGATGGGAAATTACTTCGACTTTTACCATACGGTTTAAGTACGTGCGTATAGTCTCCCTCATCAATTACACCATTATAGTAATCATATAATCTTTTCAGATTATCTTTATTAGTGGCATATCCAGTACCTTGATTTGAGAGGTCAATATATGCCTCTACACAAGCTTCTCTCCACTGTTTAGTTTTTTTATTGACAGCTAACCTCTGCCGTGGTATTTTATCATAGCCCATAATCTACAAAAGTACTTAAATTTTTAGTTATTTTTACTTATTAGTCTTATTTATTATTTTATATTATAATATATCACTTTAAAGATAATCACATATACTATATAAACTATATTGTAAAGTCAATTCTTCTCCTTGTTCTATTTTTCTTAATGTTTTTAATTTTTTGTAATCATCATTTTCATCATCTTCTATAAGTTCACAATTAGGAGTTTCAGAATGATTAATAAATCCTCCTAATGGCGTACGTATATAATCATGTTGAAAATTTGGATCATATACATGACTTATACCTATAACTACCTCCCCCGGAATATCTTCTGTAGCGAGAATCCCAGCTCCATGAATTTGTGACGGACCTATTGCTAAGTACTCCGGTAGAGGGTTATAAGGTAATTTCTTTTTTTTCATTAATAATAATTTTTATTAAACCATTCATTAGAAGCATTATCTTCTAATATATCTTTAACTTCTGCATTATATAATTCTTTAGTATGATACATACCAATCATAAATGCCATTACACGGTCAAAATTGCCTTTATGATTGAATTTAATTAATTCTGTTAAAAATGCAGGATCATAAATCTTATGCAAATTTAGTAATTGTTTTCCATTTTCGTCTGTTCTTCTTACAGTATTTAACCAGTCTCTAATATAAATCTCTCCTTGACGTTTCCTAGGTTCTGTCATGTGCATACCATATTGACGTTTTACTGTTCTACTTCTAAGTTCTTTTTTATCTAACATCTCAAACTCTTCTTGTAATTTATGTAACTTTCTATGTCTTTTAGCGTATGATATAACCTCCCCACGATCATTCTCAAATCCTATTTTACATCCATAATAATCTGCTAATGTAAATAAATTTCTATTATAATCATCTTGCGTATTAGGTCGTCCTACATAAGATGCTACTATAATATCATCAGGCTGAGATAAATTATTAGGTCTTTTTAATACATATGCAGCGCCTAATGATGTGCTATCTGCAGATTGGTTTTGTCCATACGGGTCATGACAAATTACATACATATTTAGAGGTACTTGTTGCGCAGAGTTTTTATAAGGAGATTCATATATTACTACAGCTCCTGTAGTATCATCATCTTTCCTATGAGGAAATTTTAATACTTGTTTTAAATCTCCATCTGGTTTAAATTTAACATCTCCTTTAGAATTATAATATAAACGTCCAACTGTACCTATAGCCTGTAAATTATTAGCTTTTATATTATTATATTGTTCTTGTAAAGATGCAACATCAAATAAATTAGCAGTTACTTGTAAAGTAGCCTCTTGAGGTGAAAAAGGGTGCTCCGCTATATATTGGTCTAATGATTTTGCATCAGCTGCACCCTTCTTCTTTTCCCTCATTCCTTTCTCATACTCTATAGCTTGTTCTCTTATTGAATTTCCATTCTCGTCTATAAAGCCATCTAGATTTGTTTGTATAGGAATAAAATATCCACATGTACTCCCCATAGCACCTTCATCCCATATATTCTCATAATTCATACAATCATATGCTTCTGGATTATAAAAGATTTCTTCCATTGCCTCAAAATCTGCTCCTTCTGTACCACCTGTTCCAAAAGCTACCATTAATCCTAGTGTTTTAGAACCTTGTCTCATTGTTGGCATTGTTACTTCCCATGCTTTTAATAGTCCTGGGAATGAACCCGCTTCTTCAAAGAATACTAACTCCCCTGCTTTACCCCTTACTTTATCTGGTGCATCTTTTAATGATACTCCCATTATTTGAGATTTCATCCCCATTTCTATTTCAATTCCATTAACTTTTTTCTTATATCCAGACATCTTATTCATTTCCCTATCACGTAATCTTGGTTGAGCCCATGCCGTATGATCATCTATAAAAGATAAAAACTCCCAAGCTTTTGAGAGTAATCCATCACCAATTAAATATTCTTTTTGGGAGGCAAATACAAAGTTTTTTGAATTCTTTACAAAGAAATAGTTTCTAGCAAGCATGGCTCCAGCTTTATAAGAATATCCTTTACGCCTTGCTTTAAGAACAATCATATGTTTATTCTCTGCCCTAGCTTTGTCTATCTCATTAAAATATTCCCAATCTCCATCATAAAATCTAGGAAATGTACGTTCCCGTTTAGATTGAATTGTACCATCTGGAAGTTCTTCATCTACAGCCCTATCAATAGGACAGTAGTTTAAATAAAAATAATGAAAGCCTGTAACATGTAATTCATCTACTTTATATCCATACATGCACCGTTCCTTTTCTTCATCCCAATACTCATAATAATCACGAGTTCCAGGAAGAGCATCTGTATAACGACCGGTCTCTAAAAATCTGACTGCGGCTGGTCTGAGTCTGTCTGTGTCTCTGAGCATTTCTTTTTTATTTTAACCAATTCTGCACATTTTTCATATTCTTCGGTACTAGTATAATATTCTATTACCATATCTATTATATCTGGAGTTCTCCCATCTTCATGAACAGGATCAAATGGTAAATAAAATTCATCATATTCTTCATCCTCAAGATCAAAATAGATATCATCTACCGTTTTCTTTCTGGTTATAATATCATAAGCATTGCCCATAGCTTGTTCATATATTTCTAAGTCTTCTAAAAAATCCATTACATACTATATTTATTTACTTCTATTCCCCCTCTATTTGTATTAGCGGCTTGTTCTTCTTTTTTAACTATTTCTTCTAATCTACTTAATCCATCAACTACTTTCCCCATATTAGATAGATTTGCTATTAAGTCTTTTGCATTAAATATAGGTTTACCATTATCATCCATTAGTGTTAAATCTATATCTCTAAAATATTTTTCTAACTTTACTATTGATTCTCTAGCAGCTTTTAACAATCTTACCGCTGAGGTTTCAATAAGTTCATCATATTTATCACATGCACCTAATATTTTTGATGATGGAGACCATTTTTTTTCTTCTCCAAAGATACTATTTTTTACTTCAATTACACGTTGATCCCATTCATAAACTGCAAACGGACTATTATTATCAACCATAAAATATACAAATGCTAATTCTTTTGTATTGAGTTTTTTAAATTCTTTTATTGTTAATGCATATGCACTTGGCACGGCATTATTATCTTTTAAATATATTAAACTATCAGCCATTTTTTCTAAGATTCTTTTTTAGTTAATCCTCCAGTATAGATATTTTTTAATCTACTATAGTTTTCTTTAAATTCTGTAGTTATTATTTTTGCTTTAATTTTATAAGATGGAGCATATAAATATTTTAAAACTGCTAATCTGTGATTTCCATCTTGACATCTCCAAGGGAATTCATCTAGTGAAGGCGAGCCTTGAGTTACCTTATGTCTTTTTGCAATAAGAAGACTATTAACAATCCCGTCTGTTTCAATACTTTTTTTCATTTTAGTCCAATTATAATTAGTTACTTTACCCCATTGGTTCCAATCTGTATAGTCTACGACATCATCAAAAGTACCTTTAACGTCTCCAATAGTTACATAGATATAAGGTAATTTAGCATATTCTATTTTCACAAAGATATATAATATAGTCTTTAAAATTCCAGAAGGAATAAAAAATTCATGCCAAAATTTTATATAAGCAAACATTCCATATCGTACTACATAATTTCGTTGTTCTTTATTATAATGTGTAAAAACAATTCTAAATTTATTTAGGAATTTTCTTATCATTTTTCTTTTTTAAATGTTTTAATCTACCTGTTTTAACTGAAAACTTACCAAAATATGGAAGTCTAATACCATCAAAATTTCCTTGTTTCATAATATCTGTTATAAATTTAAATTGATAATTTACAACCTTAGATACTGTTTGTAAAGGTAAATTATACTTATTAGCTAATTTATATATTATAAATTGCTTATCAATCATCGACACAGATACAATCTTTTCTTACCCACCATTGTGTATCTTTTCCATCCACAGAAGGTTTCAATTCTATCTTTGGAAATACAAAACATAATACTTTATAATCAGAGGGTAAAACTTTTTTAGCTGCTGCTATTCTATGTAATCCATCTATTATTCTTAATCCATCATCACAATAACCTGTAATTGTATGTTTGATATTAGATGATTTACATAAATGAATAGGCATTACTACTCCTTGTTTTTTAATATCTTGTTCTAATTTATCCCAATTATAATTACTATGTCTTCTTGTTACTTTAAATGCACTTAATGGTAATTTTTTAATCTTCATTGTTTTCCATTTAAGATTAAAATCTAACCATAATATTCTATACCATTTAAACCAAAAGAATCTTTCATCTTGCTCTATATTATAATAATTTTGAGCTTTTGTTCTATATGGTTTTCTAAATAGCTCTCTAATTATCCTCAGTATTCGCATCATCAATTCTTTTCCAGTCCTTTGTACTTATATGTTTTGGGAAATTACCATACCCATCTGCTCTTCGAGGATCTTTTTCAACCCACTCTTTATACTCTTGACTCTGTTTGTGTATCTCTTTAGCTTTATTTTCTTGGGCTGTCTTTTGTTGCGCTGCTAACCATTTTTCCCCATCAGGTGTTTTTAACCATTCCGCTCTTTTTACTCTAGCTTCTTCATGCTTTGCTTTTTCTTGTTCTGTTTTTGGGGTTGGATCTTGTTTTGCCCATCGGGTAGGATCATCTGGACAAGTAGTTGTTCTCCATCTAGCTTTAGTTTCTAACATACACCCACAAAGGCCACATCTCATTTTTTCTCTCATTAAATGAGGACAAGCATCACATGCTGCTAAACGAGCTTCATAATCTTCTTGTGATACATTTGGAGCTCCTTCTGCAACATATTTAGCTACTTCTTTACTAAAGTTTTTAGCCATTTGCCACACACTTGGGGGTTTAATAACTCCTTTTTCTTCAGGATATTCTCCGTCTTTATAATATTCTTCTCCTACTTCTCCATCTGTTGCATATGTTGCACCCCCTATATTAACTCTTGTTATACCATCCTCACCTTTTTGTACATCGGCTAATTTGGATTTATCCATACTTTCCTTAGTAATAGGTTCAAAATTATGAATAACTTTATTTGTTAAATCATATTTTTTTCCTTTTAATAGTTGATCCATAAAATCATCTCCAGGGTTTTTATCTTTTTTCTTACTCATAATAATTTGTTTTTATATTTATTAAATTTCCATTTGGATCTTGTATTATTATTATTTCATATTCTTCAACATCAAAAATGGAAATAACTAAATGATCAAATATACTACTTTTTATCGATCGTGACTTCGACATAATCTGTTTCTGGATCTAAAAAAGGATTAAGAATATAATAATTATTTCGTTTTAATATTACACCTTTATCTTTTAATCTTTTCACATAGTTATTAAGGGTATTATAATCCTTAAGTCCTACTACTGCAGCTACATCTTTTTTATTACCTACAGAGCAAAAATTAACATCATCTCTTATTGCTTGTATGTCTATGAATGCAGATATTATCTGCAATTCTTTATTAGTTAAATCAAATATCCCATTCCATATCTGTAGATATTTATAGGTACTATCTATATTAACTGTTATTTTCTTTTTTATCATCTTCTAAAATTTTTATCAAAGCATTTTGATTGTGTAAGGGTCTAGCGTTTTTCCCTTTATGTTTGTTTTCTGCATAATACTCTGATGGTTTATATATTTGCTTTACTTCTCTAATTTTCCCTTTAGGGGTAAATTTAACTATCCATCTTGTGTCTAACGGTAAAATTGTACGTTTTATATGACTTAAATATCCCATTTAATCTTCTTTAAATTTTATTAAAGCTCTACCATTCTCTATAATTATTTCTGCTGTTGTAGATTGTCTATTAAACTCATCTATGTAAGCCTTCACATCATCTCTAAGACATATATAAGATAAAAAGACTTGCAGTTCTTTAGCAGCTCTTTTAGTTCTTTCTACAACATTATCTGCGCGTTCTTTCACATCTAGAAGCGCCTGAAAATCCTCTATAGTAATGGATACTGTTCCTTTCATTTTAAGTATATTTAAAATATTTTATCTCATTTTTATATTTGTCCTTAACTATATTGAATAATTTAGGGGTATAACATTCTTTAATTTTAAGACTACATTCACCAGTAGATCCCTGTATAGGGAGTATAAATTTAGAAATATCTACCTCTTCACAAAAAGTATTAAAATCTTGTTGTAAATTATCAAAATTAATATACTTATTAACAATAACTTTATTGTCTATACTGAAATAATCAGTTAAAAGATCTTTGTCCATGCGATCAATATCTGTTCGATTAGTAATAAACTCTTCAAAAGACATTCCTTTATATTCACGCTTAAAGAAACACCAATATGATAATAATCTTGACCATGGATTTCTTATAACCCCAAATATTTTATAATTAGAAAATTTTCCCTTCAAATGTTTTTTATAAACAGCTATTGAACGATGATTACCTAAATGGTCTGCTAAATACTTATCTAATGCAAGTCTAAGAGTATTAGAAGCAGTTCTAGGAGGAGTTATTAAAATAAATTTCTTTTTGTGACTAATCATTATCCTCTTTGTTTCATTTGTTTTATCTTCTGACGCATTTTATGGGGCATCTCTGGAGCATTGGGTTTTCCATCTTCACCACTATGATGTTTTTTCCCTTTCCATTTACCTAGTAATTGATGTTCACCTACTAATAAGTATTTTTTACCATCAATTTCTGTTTTAATAGCCTCTGTTCTTGGGTCTACCATTACCGTATCTCCAGTCTTAGTGAAAGTACAGTCTTTTCCAATGGCTATTACTTGTAATATATTAGATCGTGCAGCATTTGCTGCAGCTGTTGTCTCATCTAATATGATCCCTGATTCAGTTTCGTTAATTGTTGGGTCTGGAAGGACAACCCACGATCCATTTGGTTTGAATTTCATAATCTATATATTTGTTTGGTACAAAGATATAAATTATTTTTTTATAAATCCAAATATTATGACGAAAAGTTTATTAACAGTGAGAATTGGATATAACTTTCCCCCTTGATTTTCTATTTCAAACTTGGATTTCACTCTAACAGTGCTCCTTTTTAAGGGACCCAAGGATAGTAAGACTGATGTTAATTCATCGCACATACCTATGTGCATTCTACCCTAATTAGAGCTTATACGCTCGTTCTTTTGCAACTACCGGAGAAAACTCTATCTCTATTTGAGACTACAATCCGATGTCTTTTCCCATTTTTGATTACCGTGGGATGATAATGTTGCGGTGCAAAAATAATAAAAATACTTTAAAAACAAATTATTTCTAAAGTATTTTTACTATTTAAGTGTTTATTTTTATTTCTGATCTACAAATTTAAATAAAATTAACAATGCTACTAAGCCTACAAAGCCGTTCTCGCCAAAGCAGCTAATAACATCCATTACATTAGCTATTACACTAATTCCAAATACTCCTCCCCCAAAAACAATTTCTGCCATTACTCCAAATGATACCATCACAAGAAATAAGTTAGTCATGTTCTTAAAAAAGTCTGTTGCATAATTAAATACTGTTTCCATAAATAAAATAATTTTTAAAGGTTAAGTGGGCAAAAATACAAAAAAAATCTGACAAAAAAATTTTTTTAGGGGAAATCTGTGAACGTACGGGGGTACTAGGAACAACACCCCACCAAGTAATTAGGGTTTCGAGTACTCCACCCTATTTCATATTCAAAGAATATTAACCAATTTTATACATACAATCATGAGAAAATCTAGTAAACAAAAAGTAGACTATGTAGCGCTTCGTAAGCCCTACATCAACAAGAGATGTCTTGTTGAATCTTGTACCAAACATCGTAATCATTCTGATAACAATGGCTACACCTTAACCCTTAGTGTCGAGGGACACGAAGAGTTGATAGAAAATGTCTTTTCCTTTAGCAAGAAAAAGAAAGGCGATTTCGTTAAGTTTGATCCTCAAACTGCCTCAATCGTTGGCACAACTTCTATTGCTTCGCAAAAGGCGTTGCACCGTGAAACCAAAGGATTATCATCCTGTATGGTTTCTGTCGCAACATTAGCAAATGTTACTCCAAAAGACAACCCTAAATAGGGTTGTTTTTTTTTATTATAGCACAACACCTTAAACTAATATCGGTTTAACATGGTTGTGTGTTGAATAAGCCTGAGAGTTTGTAGTTTGTATTCGTATGAACTACAGCTCTCACGTTTATTTCAGCCTCTAAATGTTAAACAAGTAATACGACATATTACATACTATAACATAAATGAGTAGTTTGATGTAAAATCTAGGTCGTAAGAATAACAACTTAGGTATAGGACGCATACTCTTATTAACCACTGACCTGTTATCGCTCATTTTATTTATATCCAAAACAATTAAACTCAACAAACAATGAATGAATTAACAAAGCATCTCATTAAAGAGATAAAACAACGTAATAAGGATAAACAATGGATAAAAGACAATTTCATAACCGTTGATGAATTCTTAAAACCATATAAACTAAAAGAGAAAACTAACCAAAAAATGAAAAGATATGGCACATAGATTTAACTTTAGTAATTGGTATCCAAAATCATTTAATTATGATCCAATGTTATTAGGACACAACACTTATCTGTTACATCTAGGGTATTTAATAGCTGAAAAGGATAGAACTCAATTTAATAAGAATGTACTTATGCAAGGACATAATTATAACAAACGAGAAATCAATTCCTTTTGGCTAACTGTTGAAACAATGTCAAAATAAACTATTTAAGTGAGCATTATTATCATAACCATCATTTAATGCACACCAATAAAAGGACTATCATTTAAATATGATAGTTCTTTTTTTCACAACAATCAAACACATTAATCATTTAAAACATTTAATAAAACACAATCATGGAAGAAATTACAGTCAACCTCAACACCAACATTCAAGATTTAATTGCTGCACAAGTAAATAAAATCTTAAGCAAAAGAGCAGATAAATTAATAGGTCAACCTTTACATAAAATGGTAAAAGATGAACTAAATAAAATTAAACCTACTAAAATAGTTGTTCCAGATGTAGGAGTAACTGCAACTATAAAAGATAGATTACATAAATCTTTTAAGTCTACATTATTTATATCTAAAATATCTAGACAATGTATGTTAATTGGTCCAGCAGGAACAGGTAAAACTACATTAGCATCACAAGTTGCATATGCATTAAAATTACCATTTGCTGCAATATCTTGTTCAGCAGGTATGAGTGAAGCACATTTAACAGGTAGAATGTTATTTAATGGAGAGTATGTACAATCAGAATTTGTAGATATCTATGAAAATGGAGGAGTATTTCTCTTTGATGAAATAGATGCTGCTGATCCTAATACATTACTTGTTATTAATAGTGCATTAGCAAATGGATATATGAATTTAGTTAATCGTCCAAAGAAACCAAAAGCAATTAGACACAAGAATACAATTATAATTGTTAGTGGTAATACATATGGACAAGGTTCTAATCAATATCATGGTAGAAACTATCTTGATGCTGCATTTTTAGACAGATTTGCAGTTACAAAAATAGAAGTAAACTATGATGAAGATTTAGAAAGAGAACTATGTTCTGAAAATGAAGAACAATTTCAATTAATGAATGAATTTCACCAAATAAGAAAAAGAGTGAAAAGATATGAATTAAATAGAATTGTATCAACAAGAGTTATCGTTGAATCTGTTAGACAATTAAAAGCAGGTATGAGTCAATATGAAATCTTAAATAGATTTGTAGCAGGATGGACAGAAGATGAAATCAAGAAAGCTAATGTAAATCTTACACAAATATGAACATACAAGACTTAAGAGAACAACGATATAATACTTGTGATAAACCTGATGGTTTAAAATTTCATAATTATTTATGTAAAAACCAAGAACATGGTAAAAGATTAAATGAATTCATCATATTTCAAAGTGTTGAACATTTAATGACTATAGATGATGTAGATCCTGATGGATTGTATTTTAGATATGATAAAGAGAAAAACAAAAGAGATAATTGGACTTTTGGAAAAACATTAAAATCTCATTATAATACTAAACTTCAATTAGAAAGAGGATTACCATCTAAACATCAAGAAATACTATTACAAAATATCAGAACTAAATTAACAGCAATTAAAAATGTTCAAGACAATTTAAGATTATCAACCTTAAAAAGATCAAGAACTAAATTTGATACATCTGGTAATGAATTAGATATTAATAGATTGATGTGTGGTTCACCTGAACATTGGTCACAACCAGATAGAAGAAAAGTAGATGATGCAGTTAAATTACATTATCACTTTGGTCTTGCTTGTGGAAATGATGAAGAAGAATTTGCAAAATTAGCATCATTAACCATAGTTGCAACAGAACTACTACAAAGAATGGGTAAAAGCGTAGAAATTATAGCAATACATGCTCTAGAAAGAAGAAATACTTATAGAGAAGGTGTTATATTTACTATTAAAAAAGCTGATGAACCATTAAATGTAACAAAATTAGCATCTTTAGGATGTCCTGGATTACTAAGACATTACGCATTTAAAGCCATTGCTAATTGTATTGAAGACAATAAAGATGATCAAGGAAATGCCGTTAAACTATCAGAATATGATAGAAAACATTTGGGAATCAATTATATGATTGAGAAACAATGGTTAGATGGTAAAGAAAAAACATTCCTTGAAGATTTATTCAAAAAAGAGACGAGTAAGTAATTTACTCGTTTCTTTATTTCTATTTTTGGAAACATAATATAAGAAGTATAACTTAAATAACTTACAACACAACAACTAACACACACAATTATGATATACACAGTAAAAGGATTACACATAAATGTAACTCCAAACACACCCGAAGATCAATTAATAGTATTTAAAATAGCTTGTGAATTAGCTATTAAAGAAGAAACTAGTATAAATAAAAAAGAGTTTCTACAATGGATACTTAGTAAAATACAAGAACAATTAAATCAATCAATAATTTTAAACACAAAATCATGACAAAAACAGAAAAACAATTCAAAGAGTTGTACAACCAAGCTTTAGGAGGATTTAAACACGGAGAAGACAGATTAGATAAATGCTGTGGACTTAGTGACGATTTTATAATTAAAGCTGAAAAACATTTAAAAAGAGTTCTCAAATCTAAACAAAAGGAAAAAGACGAACCAATTGAAGGAGTCAAATCAGAATTATACCAAGAAGTTCTATATGAATTAGAACCTGAAAATATGATGGAAATATTCTTCATTGGTCATATTCTTGGATGTTTTGAAGCCTGGCAATCTAGACACGCAGGAAAAGATGATGGATTAGCTATAAATCGTCATAAACAAAGACTATTAGGATTAGCTGTTAAAGCACACTACGCAACTCTAGATATTGCTTTAGAAAAAGGAGACAACAAGAGAGCTGAAGAGCTACACGAAAATTTTAGGAGACTTTTAGAAAATACTCTTATAGAAAACTAAACTAATGAGGTAAGGCATACTCGTAAAAAACATTACTTGAACAAGAAAGAACACCAACTGTAAGCTTGTAAAATATTGTTCTTATTATAAAGTACTAATAACTGATGTGTAACGACCACGGTTATAAGTACTTTATTCTTATTAACTTATGAATACTAACTTAAAATTATCACCTATGAAAGATCAATTTAAAGAACTGTATCATAAATCGCTATCAGAATTTGACCATGAAAAATCTGATTTACTTGATGTTATGGGCATCAAACAAGAAAGAGCAGAGTATATTAAATCTAAACTTATCGAAATATTAGATAAAGATGTAGAAAGAGATAACTCTGAACTCTTACAAGAAGCCTTATATGAAGCAGAACCTCAAAATGTTAAAGAGATTCTACTATTAGGATATATGGTAGGAGTATTAGAACATATTGATCAGTACTCCAATGATAATGATAGCAACTATGATTATCGAAATTTTATTTATTAACCAATTAAACATTATTAAATTATGGAAACAAATCAGTTAAACACAGGGTCTTTAGAAGACCTAAAACCAGGACAAACTTTATTAGTTAATGCAAGAGAAGTAAAAAATGGAAAAATCCATTTAGAATTTGCAGAAGTTATTAAAAGTGGATCCCAACCAACAAACGTCTTATCATTATTAAATAAATCTGATGAAAGATTCAGTTCAAATGCAAGACGCGCGTGGGTAACTGCAGAACCAATTGATGCAACCGAATACTTTGGTGTAGATTTTGGAGAAAGAGCAGAATGGTATATGTCAGACAAAGGAAATATCCTTGACTTGAATATATTAAATCCTACAATGAATGGCGAAAGATGTAGATTATTAATCTCTGAAACTACTGAAGCAACAGAATGGCAAAATGCTAATCTAAAAACTGCAGCTAAAAGAAGAGGTAAAGAAGGAGATTACATAACACATCAAGGTGCATATGTATTTAGTAATACAAGTATCATACTTAGTAAAGAAGAAGATACTTCTGAATTACATACTTTCCTTCAATCTGATGTTGAAGCAATTCAAGTAGCTCAACCAATCAAAGAGTTAGCAGATATTGACTCAATGATGTAAAAGCACACTTACCTGTGTGAATAAATGTAAGATGTATATATAATAACTAATTTCATAACGGTTAGTTTATTATATATACTCTTATATTTATCTAAATTTGGGGTCAAGATCTCGATAAAACAGACTCAGGCGAAGCCGTTAATAAACTAAACTTAATTAATATGATACATTTTATAGATAAAACTTCAGAATACACAGTAGAAGATGTAGCAGAGTTTTTAGCTAAAACCAAACAATCCGTGTTTGGAGTAGATACCGAAACAGAAGGATTAGATTTTACAAAAGATAGACTAATTATGTTTCAAATCGGAAATGAACATGCACAATTTATAATAGATGCAAGACAAGTCAGTCTAGAGCCTTTAAGAAATATACTTGAAGATAAGAAAGTAATTAAAATATTTCATAATGCTAAATTTGACTATAAATTTATCAAACAAAATACTAATATTGTTTGTGAGAATATTTATGATACATATCTTGTAGAATTAATAAATAATTGTGGGAAAGGACTTAAACATAATCTTCACGAAGTATGTAAAAGACATTTAAATGTAGAGTTAGATAAAACAAATAGATTAACATTTGTAGATTATGGAGATAAACCATTTACTCAAGGTCAAATAATTTATGGAGCTGAAGACATAGAATATTTATGTAAGATCAGAGAAAAACAATTAATTCATACAAAGAAGAATAAACTAGAAGCAGTAGTTGACCTTGAAAATGAAGCAACATTAGCCTTTGCAGATATAGAATACAATGGATTAAATTTAAATCAAGACGATTGGATAGAATTAGAAGGAGTAAATACTTTAAAAGCAGAAGCTTTACTTATTAATTTAGATGAAGAAATAACAGAAGATTCTAGATTAACTAAGTTTATATCTAAATATATACAAGGAGATATATTTACACCTGTAGAAGATCTTAGAAAAATAAATGTCAAATGGACATCACCGAAACAAGTGTTAAATGTGTTTCAAACCTTAATACCTAAGTTACAGAATGTTAACAGTAAAGATATGTATAAATATAGAAACAAGTTTTCAATTATAGATACATATATACAATACAAAGAAGCAATGAAACTATGCACTTCGTATGGTAAATCATTCTTTAATAACTTAAGTGCAGATAATAAAATTCATACCAATTTTCATCAGATACTCGATACAGGACGGGTAAGCTCTTCCAAACCAAATATGCAGCAGATACCTGCTGACAATAAGTTTAGGAATTGCTTTACTGCGCCACAAGGATGGAGTTTTGTCTCAGCTGATTATTCTTCACAAGAATTAAATGTCATAGCTTTTGGCTCGAAAGATCCAGTTTGGATAGCAGCTTTGAAGAACGGCGAAGACTTACACTCCACATGTGCTGAATTAGTATACGGTGAGAAATGGTTAACCAGTGCTCAAGATGATTGCAATTACCTTAAACGTAAAGGTAAGTGCAATTGTCCCGCACATAAAAAACTTAGAACAAATGTTAAAACAATTAATTTTGGTCTTGCTTATGGGATGGGTCCTAATAAGCTTGCTGATACTCTTAGTATATCATTGGACGAGGCTAAAAAACTTATTAAAAAGTATTTTACTGCGTTCCCTGCGATTCATAGTTTCTTGGAGAAATTAGGAAACTTTGGTAAAAAGTATGGATATATTAAAACATTTCCTCCTTATAACAGACGCCGGTGGTTTACTACTTGGTATCCAAAAATTTGGAATAATAAATCTTCAATGATGGAGCTTGGAAGTATTGAACGTGCATCTAAAAATACACCTATACAAGGTGCATCGGCCGATATGACTAAGCTTGCATTAGTAATGATGCGTGAACTTATTAAAGATTTAGATTTACCCGTTAAATTAATTATGACTGTACATGATCAAATCGATACAGTATGTAAAAATGATTTTATTGAGAAATGGTCAGAATTAATGAAGATTACAATGGAACACTCAGCTGAAGTAATTGTTACAAATGGCTTGTTAAAAGCAGAAGTAACAGTAAGTGATTGCTGGGAAAAATAATAACATTAAAATAAATAATATGGATAAGAAATTAGTAGAAGCTTTTGTAGCTGAAATAAAACAAATGAAAATGTTAAATGAAATGTATAAAGCAAATATCATTGAATTTGATAACTATTTTAAATATAGTGGGAAAACAGAACCACCAAAATTAAAAGTAGAAACTGTTAGTACTACCCCAATGATTTATAAAGTTAGTAAATACGATCATATGGTTATTGACTATTATTTTAAGAATTCTGACACTAAACTAACAACTATTGCAGAAGACTTAGGAATAAATGTTTCACTAGTACGTAAAATCTTAAATAATTATTTTGATAATTTAAAACATAATAAAAAATGATAATAACTTTAAAAATGAAAAGTAATGAAGCAAAAACAACAGAACAAAAAAGAGCGCTTAATTCGTGGGCTCGGAATAAGTTCCGGGGTACTATTATTGCTGGCACTGGTTTTGGGAAATCTAAGTGTGGTATTTTGGCCACTGATCATGTGCTCAACAATAATCCTAGCGCTAAAATTCTTATACTAGTACCTACCACTCAATTGCAAGATCAGTGGAAAGATGAATTTCATAAATGGAATTTATCTGAATGTCTAGATAACGTTGAACTTTTATGTTATCAGAGTGCATATAAATTGCAAGGTGAGAAGTATGATTTAGTAATATGTGATGAGATACATTTAGGATTAAGTACAGAATACCGTAAGTTTTTTCAAAACAATGCGTTTGATAAACTTTTATGTATGACAGCTACTTTACCTGAAGAGCCTGAATATCAACAAAAATTACATATATTAGCACCAACTGTTTACAAAATCAGTTTAGATCAATGTGTAGCACTTGGTATTGTATCTCCTTATGAAATATATTGTTTTCCAGTAACTTTAACTACTCAAGAAAGAGCAGATTATCTTACTATTAACAATAGATTTGTAGCTTGTAAATATGCTTTAGGCGCATTTGATGCATTTAATGAGGCTAAAAGATTACTAGGAGATGGAAGCGCAGACCCTGCGGATAAAGCAGTAGCAGCTCAATTTTATAAAGCTATACGAGAGCGTAAAGCAATTGTAGACTTTGCAATAAATAAAGTTGAGATGTTTAAAAAGTTAGTTCTTACTAATACAGATAAAAGAATACTAGCATTTAGTGGAGCAAATGATTTTACAGATCAATTATGTAAAGCAGTTACTCCTCTTGCTAAATCTTATCACAGTAAAATAAGTAAGAAAGAACGAGAAAAGTCTTTAGAGTCTTTTAGAGATGGTACAATAAATGTACTATGCTCAACCAAAGCTTTGAATCAAGGATTGGATGTACCCAATGCTAATTTAGGTATTATATGTGGATTAACAAGTAAATCATTATCCATGATTCAAAGAGTTGGAAGACTTATTAGATTTGAAGAAGGCAAAACTGGACGTGTATACATTCTTTATGTGAAAGATAGTCAAGAAGAAAAATGGCTTAAGAACTCTGTTAAGGGTTTAAATAACATAAAATGGATGTAAAAATTAATTAAATAAAAGATTTGTATTATGAAAAAAATTAGTATATTTGTACAAATGTTCTGTTCGATTATAAAATTTTCTTTTATACTATGAAAGTAGAGATAGATTTTCAACTGCTAATAACAACAGGGATGAGCGCTGATGACTATCTCTACTTATACATAGTCCATAGAAAAGGATTTAATTATTTAGAGCAACTCAATCTTAAACCAGATTTAGACAGATTACAAGAAGAGGGGTACATTAAGCTCGGTCAAACACCTGCTAATCATACAATTAGACAAGAATTTATAGATTTATTTTCTTCTAATTTTGATCAGATGTTTGCTGAGCTTGTTGGTACCTACCCTATGAAAGTAACTTCTCCTGGTCGAGGAGTCAGAGTTTTACATGCTAAAGATCCAGATGCTAAAGCAAATGAAAAATGTAAAAAAAGATATTATAAAATCGTAAATGATAAGCCTCATATACATAGACATATTATCAATTGTTTAGATAATCAGCTTAAAGTTGAACGAGATAATCTTGGCTTTTTACAAAATTTAGAAACTTGGATTAATAACTATACTTGGGAAAAGTATGAAAACTTAGACGAAAATGACACAAGAGAAACTACTCACAGAATCACCCGATCCCTTTAAAGACCGTGGATTTAAAAGCATTAATAAAGCTATTAGCGCTTCTTTACACCAGGTTTCTGCTGGAATGCAGGGTAAAAGACTCGTATATCCAACTAGTTGGAAACGATTAAACAAGAATCTTCTTGGCGGATTACAGCCAGGCAAGATGTATGTAATAGCTGGTAGACCCGGAGTGGGTAAATCAGCATTTAGTAATCAACTAATCTTTGACTTATTAGATAAGAATCAATTTAAAAAATTACTTGTTTTATATTGGAGTTTTGAAATGCCAGGATATCAACAGATACTCCGTGCAGGCTCAAAAGGATCAGGAAAACAAGTAAGTGAACTACTTTCAGTAGAACGCAAGTTAGAAAATGAAGCTTATCAAAAATTTAAAGAAGAAGTTCTTAAATACGCTCATTATCCAATTTTCTTTAATAATGTACCTAGAAATATGGAATTTATTAAAGAAGCTAATGTAGATGTAACTAACAAAAAACCGGATCATACTATTATTAATGTATTTGATCACTCACGTTTGATATTAAGTAATAAAGAACAAGAGTTACAAAAACTTAATGATGTAAGTAAAGGATGTATGTGGTTACAATCTAAAATGGGAGTAATAAACATTTTAATATCACAATTAAATAGAAACATAGAACAAGAACACAGAGCTAAGGCACAATATCAACCATTACTAACTGATTTATTTGGTGGTGATAGTATTGGCCAAGATGCTCACGTAGTTATGATGATACAACGACCTTATGATTTATATGGAATTACAGATCTATATTGTGATGAGGATCCAATAGGATTATTAGCTATACACATTGAAAAGAATAGAGACGGTTTACTTGGGATGATACCATTTGAAGCAGACATGTCAACATTCACTATTAACGAACGTAAAAAATAAAAATTATGTCAAAAGAAAGAGCAATAGAAATTTGTAAAAATTTAACAGGAACAATTGATAAAATGCCAGATAAGAGAAGTATACTTAGACACAATGAACTCTTAAATCCTAATTCGATTTTTGATAGAGCGTCAGTAAAGAAATCAACTCTGGTAAATATGAAAAAAAAATTAATAACAAAATATAAATTAACTAAAAAAGAACTAAATGAGTAAAAAGAAAGGTAAAACAAATATGAAACTATCACTTTTAAATGAATTAAATACTATAGATAAACGAGTAAAAAGATTTAAAAATGATGAAGAGAAGATATCTCAATTAATGTCTAGAAGAGACACAATACGAACCAAATTAAAAACCAAATAAATGGAATTACCAACAATAAAGGTAAAGGCTAGCCGTAAATCGCCTAAGAACATGATATTATATGGAGCTCCTAAAATTGGGAAAACTACAGTATTATCACAATTAGATGATTGTTTAATTATTGACTTAGAAGAAGGTTCTGATATGGTTGATGCTTTAAAGGTTAAAGTAACAAACTTAAAAGAACTTGAAGAAGTTGGTAGAATGATTATTAAGAAGGGAAAACCATATAAATATGTAGCTATTGATACTATATCTAAATTAGAAGAATGGTGTGAATCATTAGGTAAAGAAATTTATATGAAAACTCCTATGGGTAAAAACTTTGATACTAAGAACCCAGGTATGTCAATTTTATCACTGCCAAATGGCGCAGGCTATCTTTATTTAAGAATGGCCTATAAAAAATGGATAGACAGATTGAATTTACTAGCGGATCATATTATCTTAGTTGGACACTTAAAGGATAAGATGCTTGAAAAGAAAGGAAAAGAGGTTGCTGTTAAAGACCTTGATTTAACTGGTAAAATTAAGCAAATTACTTGTGCCAATTCTGATGCTGTTGGTTATATATATAGAGATGGAGATGAAACTATGGTTTCGTTTGATTCTTTAGATGATATAACTGCTGGTAGTAGATGTGCGCACTTAAAAGGTAAGACCATGCCTTTAGAATGGTCAGAAATATTTATTGATTAACTACTTAAAACTTAAAAAATGATTGAAGTTAGAGAACAAACAAATGGAGAGGCAGTTCCACAAACAACGCCACAAAGAATTACTACTACTATGATTTTAGATGATTTAAATAATGGTATTGGTAGAGATGGTATTAAAACAAAATATGGATTAGAAACTTGGGAAGTAACTCAAATGTTTCAACATCCTACTTTAAAAGGTAAGAAAGCTAAGAAAATTAGAAAATTATCTTTCGAATTTGTAGATGATACAGAAACTGATGCATTTGATGAAAATGCTGTAGATCCAAATCAAACTAGTATTCCAGTACCTGAAGAACTAGAAAGTTTTGATGACGATGAAGAAGATGATGATGAAAACGAATTTAGTAACCAGTATTAACAATTAAAAACAATAAAAATGGCAATACAAAGTAATGCAAGTACCGAAGAGGTAATGGGATCAGGATTAACTTTATTTTCTGGTCTAACAAATGCGTCTGTAATAGCAGTGAATCCAACGATGGCTGAATTACATGCGTTAGAAATTAATGTAAAACAGGAACCAAATTATAGTGTAACTATTGGAAGTGAAGATTATAATAAAGTTGTATTTTGGTTAAAGACTGAAGATACTGCTGTAAGATTAGAAGTATTAATGCAGAATAAAACAAGACTTTCTCAAAATGGTAAACATCAATGGATAAATAACATTGGTCAAGCTACTTGGTCAGAAGACTCACCAACATATGATTGGTGGAGAGCTGAAGGACAAAGAAAAGGTTATGTAGGTGAAGAAACACTTATTAACTTTACTAAAGCTTGGGCTAATGTAGCTTCTGGAGATGAAGTATCTTTTGAGACTATAGCTAAAATTGCTGCAGGAGATATAGCAGAAGTTAAAGCATTAGTTTCAGTCTTAAAAGATAACTGTGTTAGAGTACTAGTAGGTGTTAAAGATGATAAATACCAACAAGTATATACTAAGCATTTTGGTAGAATTAAACCACAAAGAGATGATCTATTTATAAAAGCTTTAAATGATGATTATGGTTCATTTAATGCTGATTTTAATGCTGATCTAGTGTGGGGTACACATAAACCAACTGCTGAATTAATTACTCCTGATACTATTGGAGAGGATGATGACTGGACAATGCCTGATACTCCTCAAAATGAAAGCAAGAAAACTGAAGAAGCTCCATTTTAATGGCTATTAAGAGCAGGAGCAGTGAAGATCACTTACATACAGATGTCATACTTGGTAAAATTACCGAGTATGACATTTTTAAGTATTATTGTCCAAACTTTAAAGAACTAAAGAAACTATTTAAAAGTGATTTACGTGTAGATAAAAAACCTACAGTAACTATTACTCCTTATAATGGTCGGTTATTATATAAAGATTTCGCAAATAGTGATCATAGTTTTCATTGTTTTGATTATATAATGATGAAATATTCATGTTCTTTTTTTGATGCTATGCGAATTATTGATTGTGATTTTAATTTAGGTTTAGGTTCTTCCAAAGACGGAATTAAATTTACTATGGGATATATGGCATATAGACAAAACAAAGTTCCTAAATATGAAGAAGCTCCTGCAATAATTAAAAAGAAAGCACGACAATGGTCGAACCAAGATGCGAAATTTTGGGGGAAATATTTGGTTAGTAAGAAAATACTCACTAAATTTGCAGTCGAACCAATAAGTCATTTCTGGGTTAATAACAACAGATTTACGTGTAAATCAATTACTTATGCCTTTAAATTCAAAAATCGATATAAAATCTATTCTCCTTATGATGAGAAAATCAAATGGTTAAGCAATACAAAAAAAACAGATGTACAAGGCTATAACCAATTACCTAAAGTGGGTAAAAAGCTTATTATCACCTCATCTCTTAAAGATGTTATGTGTTTATATGCCGCTGGCTATAATGCTATTGCATTACAAAGCGAAATGCAAATACCTGATAAGAAGCTAATAAGTGAGCTAACAGAACGATTCAATACAATAAACATTTTATACGATAATGATTTTGAGAAGACAAATAACCCGGGTCAAACAATGGCCAAGAAAATTTGTGACTTATACGGTTTCAAAAACGTCTGCTTGCCTGACAAATTCAAATCTAAGGACCCTTCTGATTTGGTTAGCAAGGTAGGTAGTTTTAATGAACTTAAAATTATATTAAATGACACGAGATGAAATTATTGAAAAACTAAGAACACGTAAAGGATTTTTAAAAAAGGGAGCACAATGGTTAGCTGATAAATGGGAAGTAGATATAGCTGTTATCAAAGAATGTAAAAGAATGGTAACATCAGAAGAATGGGTACAAGAGAGAATGAATAATGACAATGGTCACGAGTTGAGCGAAAGTCAAGCATTTACTAAACATTTATTAGATAATGGTTTAACTATGGCAGATGTAAAGTCTGTTAAGTTCTGGCAAAATTTTAACGGAGAGCAACGATATAGTATAGTAACTCATAATCAATGGCATGAACAGCCGCAGGTTAAAGAAGAGTTACTAAACTATATTAAAACTAACTCTCACAAAGTAAATAAAATTGCTTATAAAAAATCTAAAGATCCTATTTGTTATGAGATTTCTTTACCAGATATTCATTATGGAAAGATTACTGATGATTCTACAAACGCTGTAGAAGAACATTATATGAGAGCTATTATGGATTTACATAGAAAAGCAGATGGAGTAAATATAGATAGATTTTTATTACCTGTTGGTAATGATGGTCTTAATTCAGAAGGATATTCAAGAGCTACAACTAAAGGCACACCTCAACAAGATCATCTTTTATGGAGACAATCTTTTAGAGGATATTGGAATTTAGTTATGAAAGCAATTGATTATTTAGCACAATTCGCACCAGTAGATGTTGTAGTAGTACAAGGTAATCATGATTTTGAACGCATGTTTTATGTGGGAGAAGTTTTAGATGCTATGTATTATAAAAATAAGAATGTACATATAGATAATAGTTTAGACACACGTAAATATTATGAATATGGAGTTAATATGATTATGTTTACTCACGGCGATAAAGAAAAACCTCAAGAACTACCTTTATTAATTGCTACAGAACAACCAGAAATGTGGAGTAGATCTAAAGTTAGAGAAGTACATTGTGGACATAAGCATAAAGAACAGCTTAATGAATACATGGGAACTAAAGTTAGATTTATACCATCAATATGTGGTAATGATGCTTGGCATAAAACCCAAGGCTATATAGGTACCTTAAGATGTGGACAAGCTTTTATTTGGAATAAGAGCAGAGGACTAGAAGGTTATTTACAAACTAATATGTTATGAGAAGAAAGTATTCACGCTCAAAAGTAAAGAATGCTAAAAAATCTACATATAAAGGACATGAGTTTAAATCTAATTTAGAATTACATTGTTATAAAAAATTAGAAGAGGCTAAAGTATCTGTTGAATATGAAAAGACTACTTTTACAATATTTGATGGTTTAGTTTATCCGCAAGCATGTTATGAAGGCACAACTAAGAAACTTTACAATAAAGGGTCTAAAATTAGACCTATAACATACACACCAGATTTTGTAGATCCTAAAGGTAAATTTATTATCGAAACAAAAGGATATGCAAATGAATCTTTTCCTTTAAGGTGGAAGTTATTTAAAAAACATCTTAAAGAAAACAATCATCACTATGTGCTATTTATGCCAAGAAATAAAAAGCAAGTAGATGAGGTTGTAGATCTTATCAAACAATTATAGGTTGAGGGGGGAACTTAAAAGGTACCTAGCAGTAAATGCTCTGCACCCCCTTCTTCCTTTTTACCAATTAAATACTTAAACAAATGGCAGAATTAGTTAGCCCTTGCTGTGGGGCAGAATACAGTGATGATCATATACCAGTAAGTACTTGTTGTACAGCAGTGCCTGCAGTATCAGAAACCGATTTATGTTCAAATTGCTTAGAACATACAGATTTTTATGAATATGCATGTAATAACTGTGATGAATTCTTCGAAGAACCAGAAGAAGACTATGAATATGATGAAAGAATGAAAGAATCTATTGCGGAAGACCGTATGGATGAAGCCCGAGATATGGGAGAATAATAAACCAATTAAACAAATTATGAGTATAAAAACAATTGACAAGCCAATCCAGGGCTCAGCCGGGGTTGCTAAGCGCATCAATAAAGGCGCAGAGAAGATGGTCTTTGACATTCTTCAGTCCACACAATATTCTATGCCAATTCAATCTACTGTAAGAGAACTTGTAACAAATGCATGTGACTCTCAGCGGGAGAAAGAAATAGCAATAGAAATAATGAGTGGTAGAAAGAAAGTTGAAGACTATTATATTGAACGTCACGGCGCTCAGTATGAAGATAGTAATTTTGATAAAAACTATTATAATATAAAATATTTACAAGCTGCAAAGCATACTATAAAATTAGTATATGAGCAAAATGAAGGTGTAGGATATTGTGATAAATTTTCAGTTACTGACTATGGTGTAGGCATAGGGGGACGAAGATTAGAAGGTATATTGGAACTAGGATATTCTACGAAAAGAAATACTAGTGAAAATTTTGGAGCCTTTGGTCTTGGTGCTAAAGCTGCGCTATCAACAGGAGTAGATTTTTATACAATTGAAACTGTATATAATGGGATGAGATTTAAATGTAATTGTTATAATTACAAAACTGATTTCATTATACCAGCATTTAATGTACAAACTGGAAAGCAAAATCCATTTATTACATTTAGTGATGGATCTAAAGTTCATTATGAACAATTAGGCGCTGATACAGAATTAAATCAAACTACTATTTCATTTGGTGTTAAACGTCACAATAGAAATAAGTTTGAAGAAGCTGTAGAAGAACAATTATTATATTTTGATAATGTAAATTTCATAATTATAGATAATGAAGATGAAGATCATCCGGACAGAGAAGTTAAATTTCAAGCCGAAGTATTATATAATTCTAAGAATCTTATAGTTGCAGATAGCTATATATATAATAAACCACATATTGTACTTGTTAAAGATGAAAATGCTGTAACAGGTATTAATTATGGTTATATTGATTTCCGTGAGTTAGAAATGGAATCTATGTATGGATCCGTAGCATTCAAATGTCCTGCCCGCCAAGTTATAACTAACGAGGATGGGACAGAAACTGTATTACAAGAAGGTGTAGATGTTACTCCATCTCGTGAGAAAGTTATTTGGAATGAGTCTACTAAGAAGTACATTAAGAGTGTTATCATGGCAGCTGCACAAGAAGCTAGTGATATGGTTCAAGAAGAATTAGAAGAAACTGATTTCTTAAAATGGGTAGATGCTTGTAGATCTGTTATTACAGGAAATAGTAGTGAAAATAGAGTTCTTAATAAATTATCTCGAATAATTAATAAAGATGATATTAAACCTAAATATGGTCCTGATAAAAGAATCAAATATGGTCCAGCTAATAAACTCTTTGATGGTCTTACTATTATGAAACCTTATGAAGATAGATATTCAGACGACAAAATAAAAAGAGAAGCAATTAAAGACTGGCAAGGATTTGATGCTAAACATTTTTATAAAAGAGATGAGGCTTTTTCTAGAGTTAAAGATGTATATTTAATGGAAAAAGATCGAGAAAATGATTATCATAAAAACCATGTTACTACTTATACTATTCAAGATTTAGACAGTATATTTAATTCTAAAATAGCGGCAGCTGGAGGTGATGCAAAAGTTAAACTTATTCAAAGAAAAGCTAAACTTAAAGCTAAACGTGATGCTATACTTAAACTTATTGAAGCATCAGAATGGTATAAATCTTATGATGAAGTTGAGATTCCTGACGAATGGTTGAAAAACTATAAAGAGGAAGCAGCTATGGCAGAAGAAAAGTCTAAATTTTCTAATTTAACTGCTGCAGAACGCCGTGATATAGAAAAGAGGATGGTAGCGTACACTGTTAGATTTGACGATAAAAAAGATGATTATTTTACTATGGATAAGATTGAGCCAAAAGCTAAAGATCTTATGAATAGCAAAAATCGTATTTATTATTGTACTAAAGCAGATGAAGGCAAAATGAAGCAAGCTGCTTTACTCCTTAAGGAAGTAATGCCTAAACATAATGAAGTTTATACTGATTCTAATGTTTATGTTTATGATAAAGAGCATAAAGAGCCTGTTTATTGGTATGAACATCCTCCAGTCAGATTTATGAAATGGGGCAACGAAGAGTATGAAGATTGGGCTAAACCTGTTCAAGGATGGGATACACCTCAGCTTATACGTGTTAGTCAAAATAAGGTTAAGCATATTACACAAAACCCTAATGTCAAACACATCGATGAATTATTTTTACAATTAACAACTAATAATGAATACACTATGGATAAATCACTAGTAAAATACTATACAGCATATAAATTAAAAAAGATAAATCAATTTAAATTTATGCAAGGATTAGGATGTATACACGATGAACTACAAAAAGATTATTGTAAGTTACAAGATATGAGGAATGATAATTATTCTGAATTTAATCATAGACGTGTACAAGATGTAGCACCAGCTATAACTGACCACATGGAGAAATTATATGAATTTCAGAAATTTTGTAATGAATGTGATGATCCAGACTTAATTCAGGATAAATCTAGAGAATTATTTGTATTGTCTGATGTAAGTGACGCGCGTGCTGCAGATTTAGATATATTAGCTAAATATGATAATATAGTTGAATTTGCAGAAGAAGTTAAACCACTTTTAGATGAACTTGAGGTTCTTAATGACAGGGAATGTAGTATGTCCCCTGAACTTGAGAAAGAAGTTAGAGTTTATTTAAGAGCTAAATCCCGTGAGATATGGGACAGTTAACAACAAAGTCTATAAGCCCACAACAAACGTGGGCTCGTAGACGTAACTGGGAAAAAAGAACCTTAAGAGGTTTAACAGAAGAGTTGGAATTTAGATTATATGCTAGATGGAAAGGGTGCTCTGATGAAAAAGGCAATATTCGAACGCAAACGGCTACTGATCTTGAAATACAACAATTAGAGAAAGCTGTAAAACTACTTAGTTCTATACTAGAACGATGGTCACATAACTACAGACCAATGAAACAAAATATTAACTTTAAAAAATTCAAATAAATGATTACAATAAA